GTGGTGGAGGTGGTGGTGGAGGTGGTGGTACATCCCAAAGCCCTCTTTCCAGCGTTCGTTCTGGAGACTCAAGGATTCCTTGGCTAGATTCAAAAGCAGAGTTTTTGGGTGGATCACCTTTGGGTGCCAAAGAAAAAGACGAAGTTAAGCTTGAACCTTTAACAGCAAAAAATGGTGGTTTGATCATGAAGAAATACGCTTCTGGTGGACTTGGTGCAATTTCTTGCCTGAATCAGAACCCAGCTTATATGCCTCAATTTGTCTGTTCTGGGCCTGATGTGCTTCCTAACTCGGTAGCCACCCCCAAAAGGCAGGCTTTGACCATGTCCAAGCTGAAGCAACTGCGTCAGCAGATATCGCCTTATGGTGAGATGGGTGGACTGGCTGAAGGTGGACTCCCCAAGAAATATGCTGAAGCAGCCCCAAAAGGTCATGATCCTGAGTTCATTACTGGGCTGACTGGATATTATGCCTGCGGAGGCGGCACGGGGCAGTCAGACGACATCCCAGCCATGCTGCACGACGGGGACTATGTCATGGACGCAGATGTTGTGTCGGCTCTTGGCGATGGCTCTAGCAAGGCCGGAATGGGCATTCTGGAGGGTTTTCGTAAACAAGTCCCCCACAAGGAAGAGTCTGGTGGGAAGGCTGTTGCAGCCAAGATAGCGGATGGGGAATATGTGTTCCCAGCCGGATTTGTAAATGCTTTGGGTGGCGGTGATAATAAAAAGGGTGCGAAGATTCTGGACGGTCTGCGCGAGAAGTTGAGAATGCATAAGCGGTCTGCTCCTACGGGTAAAATACCCCCAAAGGCGAAATCACCGCTTGACTACATTGCTAAAGGCTAAAAATGGCAAATTTACTGACTTCGACCCAGTGCAAGGTAACGACTGCTCCGCAGTATTACACCAATTACCTTAGTAATCTGGCGAACGCTGGGCAGACGGCGCAGCAGAATGCTCAATTTGTTTGCGCTCAACCGCTCCAGACGAAGGCATTTGCTCAGGCTTGCCAGAACTATGGTGCTTTCCAGCCCGGAGTCACTGCTGGTCAGAACCTTGTAGGGCAGGCTGCAAACCAGAATGTGACTGGTGCTGCTGCTCCTTACCTCCAAGCCGGTACAAGTGCCAGCCCACTGTGTGCTGCCAGACCCATGATTTGTTCTGCTGCCAACCTGAATCTGGGTTGTGTGGCAACTCAATACATGAGTCCGTACCTCAAGACTGCGGTTCAGAATCTGTCGGATGTTGGTCATCGAAACATTATTCAGAACCTCTCACCGCAGGCTACGGCTGCTGCGGTAGGTTCGGGTCAGTATGGATCACAGCGTGGCGCTCAAGTGCTGGGACAGGTTCAGGCGCAAGCAGAACAGTGCCTGAATAAGCAAATTGCTGACATGTCCAATACAGCCTATGGAAGCGCGTTGCAGGCTGCTGGAGCAAAAGAATCGGCATTGACGAATCTTGCCAATACGACTTCTTCTGCACAACAGGCCCAGAACACAGCCAACCTGACTGCCGGTCAGTATGCTGCTCAAGCTGCATCCAATCAGGGTCAATTGCTGAACACTGCCGGTACTAATTTGGGTCAGCTTGCAAAGACGGGTGCCTGCATGAATCTGGCATGCGTGAATGCTCTGTCTAGTCTTGGTGGTCAACAGCAGACAATTGCACAGAACAAGCAGAACTATCCTCTGACGACACTGTCTTCTCTGTCGAGCCTTCTACAAGGTTACAACGTGCCTGTTGGTTCTCAGACCTCTCTCAACATGTCGCCGCTGTCTGCTGCTGCTGCAATTGGTTCTGGGACGATGGGGATGTTGCAAAATCAAATTAATCCGGTAACTGGTCAGCCTATTCAAAACTCTTCGCAGCTATACAACATGTATAACACTGTGAAGGATATTTATGGAAACATTACTTCAAATTCAACACCTTTTACCCCAGCAAATATTGATTACGGTGGAAATTCTGATGCCCAGTATGTAGCCAAAGGCGGCTTAATAAAGGCAAAGAAATACAAAGGTTGCGCGTCTACTCAATCCCGTGGCGCACTGCCATATCGGAAAGGTTAAATCATGGCTGATGAAAAAGGCGCTATTGGATTTGGAATCGATCCTGCAAAAACCAATATGTATGGTGTTGATGAAGATAGGGCGACAAAACTTCATCAGACACTTGAAGATAGCATCCATGCTCTGGAGCAAAGATATGCCCAGCCAAATTATTTCAAAGTTGCCGCAGGATTTGCCAAGCCTCAACTAGGTGGCTTCCTTGCCTCTTTGGGTAGTGCATCCGAGGCAATGGGTGAGAACGTAGAAAATCAACGAGCACAGATGTTGCCAATAGCCCAGATGAAGGCTCAACTGGCTCAGTCTGATATTGCGGTTGGTCAAAACAAAAAAGTTGCTTCAGCCATAGAGCAATGGAGAAAAGATCACCCTAATGAAACTCCTTCAAAAGAGTTGATTTCAGAGTGGTCTGCAACATCCCCAGATTCTCCTGTTGTTAAATCTCTTGAGGCGCAAATGAGATATGAAAAAGAACAACAGACTATTGAACTAACCAGAATCCAAACAAAACTAAACTCTAATATGCCACTCACAAGTGAAGAAAAAGAGTATTTAAATAAATCTACTTATGGAAATAAAAACTCAGTTGTCAATCCAGCGCCAGAACCAAGTAAACCTTCTGCCGTGGAACCTCCAGCTTCTAAAACTATTGTTGATCGGATGAAAAAACTTCCTGATGGAAGAACTATTGGTGCAGCAGAAAACCAACTGGCTATTTTTGCTGATGAACTTAAAAACGACCCTAATAATCCTTTTTTGAAAAAAAGGTTTAATGATGCGCGAGATTATTTAGAAAAAAATAGTCGTAGTGAAACTCCAACTGAACCAACAGCAACTACCGCACCCAAAAGCAACGTCAAATATCCTCATTCAGTACCATTCCCATCAACGGAAGGAATTGGGCCTGAAGATAGGATTGTTTACTTAAATTCTTATAAAGAAAACGCAAAAGCAGCAGAGGAACCTTACGCAGTAACAATGGCAAATTTACAGCCAACAGTTACTGGAAATAATTACACCAGAATTGCATCGTCTTTCGATTCTGCTATTAGCCTTATGGAAAATAATAAAGAGTTAGCAAGAAAAGTTTTTGCGATGCTTCGTAACAACCCTTTTGAAGCAGCGATGGCAGAAGGATTTGGGATTCACGCCGGATCGTTTAATGCAAACGTAAGCTTGCCAATAAGGGCTTTTAAAGATGCCGGTCTTGATGATAAAGCAAAAAACTTTGCGGATAAATTATTCAGTGCTTTAATGACCATTACGATGGCATCGTTGAAGCAACAAGGTGTATCAATGAACAGACAAACAGCGCAAGCTGAATACATGAAAGCAATGTCAGCTTTTGCCAGTCCTGATCAAACACCTGATGCAGCAATAAATATTTTGAATCATGGTCGTGCAGATTTTAATCACAACAAAGAATACTACGATACGGTAATGAAAGAACGCAGAGAAAATGTAGACCCTAAAAGCGCCACCCCTTTAGCTGATATTCATCAAAATTCTAAAGCTTTAAATTCTTTAAATGATAAATATTACGGCATTAAAAAAATATATGACGACAATTATGAGAAAAAACTTCGGGGAGAAAAATAATGGATGAGGAAACTCAAAAATCAGTGGATGAGTATTTTCAAAAAAATCATCCCAATGGATTGAATTACCAAAGCAGTCCAGAAGCAGCGCCTAAGCCTCCTGCTGCTCCAGAAGCGCCAAGCACAAGTGCAAAACCAGTAATTGAATTGGCAAAAAATGCAAAAGACAAATTAGATTCTTTTATTCCAGAAGCATTGAGTCCGTTTATAGCGCCAGCATTAGGTGTTGGCGCTGGCATGGTTGCTAGAAAAATAATCCCTCAAAGTATTCAATTTAATCCTGAAGCTAACGCAACAGGAATGGAAACAATCAGAGAAGCAAATACCAGACTTGGAAGAATTCCTGAAGATTTAGAAGCCCAACGTCAAGTTCATGCTGAACGTGGCGCTCAATTGCAAAGTGAATTAGCTGAAGCGAATGCCGCTCATGCACAAACCACTAGAAATTTAGAAAATAATTTGCAAAGTGCTAAAGATACACATGATTATCACTCTAGTAATGTGGCTCAAGCAGAATCTGAACATGCTTTTGCTCATGCTAGAGATGCTGCTTATGAATTGGAAGCTGAAAAACTGGCACAAGGAAAAGGGCCAGCAACAACTACTCCAAAACAAATAGAGTTGACTCCGCGCCCAACAGGTGGGCCAGCAGTTGAAAAATATGCTTTAGAGTTTGGAACATCTCCGGGTCAGGCACTTGAAGCGGAGAGCATGAGTAATGTTCAAAAAAAGGTTATCCCAAAAAATGTTTCTGGAGCGCAAACAACAAGAAATATTGCGCCAGAATTTAGAAATGTCAAAGAATCTATTTTGTCTTTAACCGAATCAGGGTTGGATGCTGTTAGAAAAACACTTGATAAAGAACAAAAAATTGTTTCTGCGGAAGAACTTAGAGTGAAACAAGAAGAAAAAAGATTGGAAGAACTTAAACGTGAAATAAGAGAGCATAAAGCCCATTCCACAGTCAATTTATCCGCAGCAAAAAGAGAAGAACAAAAAGCCGCAGAAGCTTTAAAGGAGCATAAAAAAGCTTTAAAAGAACATGTTAAAGCCATTCCAAACATGGCTAAAGAAATGCAAAGTCATGCTGAAAAATCTCCAACCACTCCTGTTCAAAGACAAAGAGAACTTGAAGATGCAAAAAGATTGGCAGAGGAAAAAGTTTGGAAAACAAAATCTAAATATCTTCGCCCTTTAGAGTGGCTGGGAAAACAAGGAGCAAGATTTCTTCCTACTGTTGGAGCGGCTTTTGCGCCATTAGAATTTGAGCAGGCTAAAAAAGAAAGGGAAGCAGGTAATTATATTAGATCGCCAATTCATCAACTTGGTGGTTATGGCGCTTTATTGCAGGCTACAAATATCGCACCATTGATGGGTGCTGGTGATTTGATGCAAATACCATCCTTGGGTTTGGCTGCATACGACACTACAAAAGATTATTTAAAAGAAGAACCAAAACAATAGAACGCTGGTTGTCTCACTAGCGTGAGGGCATTGCGCCCTCTTAGCCCCCCTCTGTTTCCCCCAGAGAGGGGGTTTTTTTAATTGACGACTAGAATTAAGATAAAAATCATTACTAAAAAAATCAACATAGATCGAACAAAAATCACGATCTTCCCCTCTTTTCCATCAAAGCCTCGCCAACCAAGCTATTGAGGCTGCTGACGAACATGATGCATTCGGTACGTTCTGCGAATGCTATCTTGGGTGCTGCTGCGTCTACAAAGGCTTTGGCAAGCTTTACCAGATCATCCTGAAGGAAGTTGTAATCCTCCTCCAGCTTGGTGTTGATAAAGACCTCGTTTATTTCTTGCGGAGTAAGCATTTCATGCTCCAAATTTGTTTTTGTCTTTCCAATATCCCAAAAGATGATTGAACATCTTCCAGCCCCTTTGTAGGTCTTCTTCAGTCCATTCCAAGATTTTGATCAGCCCCGGATGGGTGCGTGAAGCGAACACGTTTGCACACCGTGCCATAGGTATTCCGATACCGTATCGATAAGCTGACAGTTGCATCAGATTCTCATCGTATGCAATGACTTTATCGTCAGGACCAAATTCCTTTGACTTGGCATCCAGCACGATCCCGTGAGGCATCTTCTCGGATGGGTGGTAGGAAAGGTCGATCTTTCCACCGTAGCCAAGATTGGTGGAAAATGATTGCTCAGTCTTCCACCCATCGTAAGGAGGAATCCCGAAGTAGGTTGATACAGCACCGGCAAAGGCTTTGGCGGTTTCTTCGTGTTCAACATTTGCCTCGCCTTTGTAGTGCCGCTCAATCGACTCATGGATTCTGGTTCCCTTTTCTGCTGCCATGCGCCCTGTTGCTTTGGAGTCATAGTCAACGCGCTGGATGAAACTTTCCCCGCTTTCTCCTTCGACCCTTGGCAGGGTCATGGCTGCAAGCATCATCTGTTCAAGCTGCCAAGCAATGAGGGCAGGCTTGTTGACCACCTTGGTTATAGTGGTCACAGATGGAACCAAATCCATCTTACGGGCATCGCGGAGGGTTGTAGGACGTTGTGATCCGTCCTTTGCCGCCACAGTGTACTGTGGCTTACCGTCCTGCCTGTACCAATGAACAGATTCCGCTGATCTGGCGATTATGGTTGCCATCAGAAAGGAATATCATCGTCAGGCTCATCCATCCTTTGGGGTGGCTGAGACTTAGGAGTGGATTTTGGACTTGCTTTGGTTTGTGGATTCCACTCAGGAGATGCCTCAATTTTCTTTTTGAGGTTATCGGAAAATGTTTCAAACATTTCCATGTCATGGTCTGCGATATTAAAAATCTCATTTTTGTTTACCGCAGCAGGCTTCTTGTTTTTCAACATTGAAGGGATTGGAGATACCCCATCCACGTTGGAATAAGTATTTCCGTTCTTGCCTTTACTTTCGATGATGTTGAGCATGCACCATGCGCCAAGAACGGTTTCCAGATCAAACTTCTCCATCTCGTCATCTGTGAACGCTTTGCCTCTCCACGACTGGAGGTCAATGCGAAGATTGGACATAGATGCCCATGACAAGGTGTATTCCTTCATCACCGAGAAGGGACGACCGTCTTCCATCAAGATGGGCATATCCTCATCATTAGTGCCGTGAATCTCCCAAGAGAAACGAATTTTCCTGAGATTTTTTACGACCCCTTTGAATTCGCTTTTTTGAGTACCTACGTCAATGATGCGGTAGCACCGTGCAAGATGTGACCCCGGTGGGCAACGCTCAAATTCCTTGAAATTGTTCTCAACAAAAAATGACATGTGTTTTCCTTTTTAAATGTTCCGGTCTCAAGACCGTAGTAAGACTATAACATAGAATTTGAGTCTGTGCTAGAATTCGATGCATGAGGATGTCTCATGAAAGGAAAAATGATGCAGTTAAAACAATATTTCAAGAGTGAGCCATATGGAGCCAAGAAGGAAATGGCAGACTATTTAGGGATCACCCCAACGTGGCTGGGGCTGTTGTTGAGGAAGGCTCGTCGTCCATCACCTGAGTTGGCTAAGAGGATTGAAAAGGCAACGCAGAAGCTGGTGACTGCCAAAGAACTACGTCCAGATTTATTTGATTAACAGGGGGAAATATGCGCGAAGTAAAGTTGAGTGATATCAAGTTGGATGGCGGTACTCAGAACCGTGTGTCGATAGACCAAGCCACTATTGATGAGTACTTGGAATGCATGGAAGATGGGGCGATATTCCCGCCGCTGTTTTGTGTGTTCGATGGAACAAAGTATTGGTTGGTAGATGGTTTCCACCGTTATCAATGCTACCTGCAAAGGGGTGACAAGGTCGTCAGCATTGACTACAAGCCCGGAACGCAGGAGGAGGCGCAGGTTCTGTCTTTTGGCGCGAATGGCAAGCACGGTAGGCCGCGTTCGCATGAAGATAAAAGAAAAGCTGTCCTTGCTGCTTTTGAGCATCCTCATACAAAAGACTTGAGCGATTACGCTGTTGCTGCAAAATGTGAAGTTTCTTCGCCTTTTGTGGCTGGTCTGCGTAATCCAGAAAAGAAAAAGAAGCAAGCCGAGAATTCGCAAAAACATCATCAAAGCAAAAGCGATGAGTTAATTAATTATGCTGGCAAGCCTGTGGATAACTTTTCTGGTGGTGATCAGGTTGGCCCAGATGATGCGGAATTGAAGGCTGGCGAACTGGCGCGGGAAAAAGACATTGCCACGATGTACAAGATGATGGAGTCAGATGATGCTCTGAAGACGGCTGTTGAAGAGAACCATCGTTTGAACCTTCTCCTTGCCCAGCTTGAGTTGAGGATGAATGGTCTGATGAACGAAAAGAACGAAGCGATTGATATGGTCAAGAAACTCCAAAAACAAATAGAAAAGAACAAATAACATGGACAGCCTAGCGCAACCGATGCGTGATAAAGGGTTCCCAGAAGCAAGACCTTTCCAAGTGATTGCCCATGAAGCCCTGCGGAAGGGTTTCAAGGAAGGTCACAAGAACCAGATGATCATGGCTCCTACGGGGGCTGGTAAGACCTATCTGGGTCTGCGTATCTGCTATGAAGCGATGCAGCGTTGCAAACGCGCTGTGTTCCTCTGTGATCGCACGACGCTGATCAACCAGACCTCTGAAGTGGCTGATCGGTATGGTCTGCATGAGCATGGAATTATTCAGGCCAAACACTGGAGGAGGAAGCCCAATCTGATGTTGCAGATTGCCAGTGTTCAGACCATTGCCAAGCGTGATTACTGGCCTCAGATGGATGTGCTGATTGTTGATGAGGCCCATACGACCTACAAAGCGTGGACTGAGTTTGCCAAGCAGACTGACGCTGCTGTGATTGGCCTATCGGCTACTCCGTTCACTGTAGGTCTGGGCAATATATTTACGAACCTGATCAACGCCACGACAATGCATGAACTGACCCAATCAGGCGTGTTGGTTCCGATGCGGATATTTAGTTGCCAGCGTCCTGACATGACGGGTGCTGCTACAGCGGGAGGAGAGTGGACAGACAAGGCTGCTGAAGAGCGGGAACTCAAAATTGTTGGGGACGTAGTCGCTGATTGGCAACGGTTTGGCGACAACCGGAAGACTATTGTTTTCGGGGCAACGATTAAGCACTGTGAGGAACTGGCGAAACAATTTATCAATGCTGGGATCATGGCTGCTCTGTACACCTCAGAGACCACTGCAAAAGAGAGGGAGGCTTTGTTGCATGAGTACCGCAAGCCTGATTCTGTTTTGAAGGTGCTGATATCTGTTGAGGCTCTGGCAAAAGGTTTTGATGTGCCTGATGTGGGATGTATCTGCGATGCCAGACCACTGAGGAAGTCTTTGTCCACTGCCATTCAGATGTGGGGTCGAGGACTGCGGTCTTCTCCTGAGACTGGAAAAACTGATTGCCATCTGCTGGACTTTTCTGGCAACATAGTTAGATTCTTTGAGGATTTCAGCGACATCTACTTTGAAGGTCTGGAGAAGATGGATGACGGTGAGAAGCTGGACAAGGCGATCCGTAAGGACGAGGAATTTGAGTCAAAGGGATGTCCACGTTGCGGCTATAAACCTTTCCACCGTAAATGCATGGCATGTGGATTTGAGAAGGTTTCGACTCAGATCAGCCAAGCCGAGGTGGGTCAAATGGAGGAGATATTCATTGGAACCGGAAAAAACAAACGAAAGCTTGCCGATAATGCCGAGAACCTGTGGCATCAGGTGGTGGCGTATGCGAAGCACCACAGCGTTCCGGCAAAACAATCGGCTAGGGCTTGGCACTTGTTCCGACAGATTGCTGGAGCAGATACCCAGTGGTCATTTTCGACCGCTCCGGTGGTCCCGATCACTCAATCTTTGCAAAACAAAATTCGTAGCTTGAACATGGCTTACATCAAAAAGTCACGCGCATGAACTTCATCGACTTTGCAAGGATTCAAGGGATCGAAATCCAGCACCTCCACGCTTCTGAAAAAATCCAGAGGACTGGGACAATTGATCATCCGAGATCGACCAATGGGGCGTACTTCTGGGATGGCGAGAAGGGCTGGGCGATGGACTGGGCTGGTGATGCTAGGCCGGTTTGGTTTGACAACCCTGATGCCAAGCCTTGGAGTGACGAGGAAAGGCACCGCAACGCTCTCAGGAGAGCCTCTGAGGGGGCTAATAGGGATAAGGAGTACCTGCGCGTAGCTGAACGTGCGGAAACCTCCCTGAAGGCCGCTACGGCCCTCCTACACCCCTATTTTTCGATTAAAGGGTTCCCCGAAGAAAAGGGTTTGGTGATTGACGACAAATTGCTGATTCCAATGCGTAATGTTAGTAACAACAAACTTCAGGGATACCAGTCGATCCGCTGGGACGCTTCTGAGCGGAAGTATGAGAAAAAGATGTTGTTTGGCATGCGATCCAGAAATGCTGTGTTTTTTCTGGGGGAGCGTACTGCGAAGGAGAAGTGGCTGGTCGAGGGGTTTGCGACAGGTCTCACGGTACGCGCAGCCCTGAAAAGCGTTGGGATCACTGCTGCTGTGGTCGTCTGCTTCAGCGCCAGCAACATGGCTCAGGTGGCTGACCAGCTATCCGGTAAAAGGTTCATTTTTGCTGACAATGATGACTCAGGCACGGGTCAGAAGGCTGCTGCCGAGACTGGCTTGCCGTGGACGATGTCTGACATTGTCGGAGAAGATGCCAATGATTTACAGAAAGTTAGTGGACTTTTTGCAGTGGTGGGAAAGATTATGAAGCTTCGTATTTTAAAATAAAGAGGTGACCGTGATAACTGCTATCAATCAAGGGGCATGAAATGAAAATTTGTACATATAATTTTTTGGATTCCGACAAAACCTCCATCAACCTTTCCAAGGAGTTTTGGGAGTTGCCTTACATAATCCAATTAGATGCTCTGCAAGACATTGCTGCTGACGCAATAAAGGTCTACAACGATCACCTTGCGCGTTGGGGGACGGAAGATGAAGGCAAGAAATACAAACCCAAAATAGATTTGTGAGAACACAACAGAACGTAGTGGACGGTATCGGACGATTACAGACTATAATCGTTTGACAACTAGAAAAAAGTGGAATAAAGTATTTTTGCCTGAGAGAAAAATCAGGTTGCCAGTGGAATGGCAAAAAACCATCACGCTAAAAACCCCTACGCATGGGTTTCGGTAGCGTGAGCGAAGTGATGGCGCTCATTCCACCGCAACCTGAAACCCAGCCGTAGGGGTTTTTTCTATTGGGCCGTACTGGCCGCGTTAGCAATGAACCCATTCGGGGTTGCTGCCAAGACTACCGATATCGTGTTAGGGGCCGAAGTTAGGTCACCGGGGGCAGAACCTAAAAAAGCACGACGACTGGTCTCATCGTCAAGTCGAGGGGCATACGGTATCCAATCCGTAGCATGACGATCCACTCTGTGGGGTGAAGCACCTTCCCTTCCTACCTTTTCTCTTGGGGTAGGGGGGTCTTTGGGTGATAGGTATTAAAAGCATTAAGTGGTCTTCAGTGACCTGTTTTTTTACCTGTACACTCTAATTAAATGTTAGACTCAAAAGATCATCACAAGGATCAACATGGACACTTTCAACGAAACCAATTATTTCTCCTCACCTGTTTACATGGTTAAAAAGGATGAGTTCCTTGAGGATGTGAGTGCTGTTTCCAGTCGATATCTGGATGCTGTCAGGAAAGATGGTTCGGTGATCACGATGACCCATAACTATTCTCATGAGCCGGTGCTGAAGGAGTTTTGCCAGTATGTGAGCCAGACTGCGTGGAACATTCTGTCTGCTCAAGGGTACGCTATGGAGGAGATGGCGACATGGTTCTCGGAGATGTGGACGCAGGAACATAATTATTTGTCGTCGATGGACACTCACATCCACAACAATGGAGCGCAGATATCGGCGTTCTATTTTCTGGACACTCCTGCCGATGGAAGCCAACTAGTGATCCATGACCCCAGACCGGCGAAGGTGATTATCAGCCTGCCGGTGACAACTGACACGATAGTGAGTGGTGGGTCTTCGCATGTGGTGTTCACGCCAGAGCCGGGGCTTTTGATCCTGATGAATAGCTGGCTACCGCATTCCTTCACCAAAAATGGAAGCTTCTCTCCTTTCCGATTCGTTCACATGAATTTGTCTGTGGCGATCAATGACGAAAAGAAAATTGTGGAAATCGTATGAAATACAGAATCAGGTTTAACTTGAAGCGCGGTCAGATGGGTAGAGGGACTCCAGATCATGTCTGGAGGGTATTTGATGAGACTGGGAAGGAATGGTTGTGCAAGAACATCAATATTCATGTTCCATCACAAGGGGAGAAGGAGATGCTAACGAACGACTGGAATATTGTTGCAGAGGGTGAAATTCAGATTGATAGAGACACATCGACGGTACACATATTGTGAATTCGGAAAAAGAGTATGACGACATTAGCCAGTACTTTCCGGGCTTTACGCTTCAGAGCAAAGAGGTACGGCAAGGAGAAGATGCAAAGTATCTGAGGAGGAAGGGTGTGTTTTTGAGTGAGGGCTTGTCGGAGAAAGAGGCTACTGCTCTGGCAGACCAGATGTGGAATAGGGACAGGGACATTGACTGGGACGACAGGAAGCTTTGTTTTGAGTGTACGAATTATGTCGGCAGGAAATGCATGGGCATTCTGGACAAATTTAAAAGACCCACTTTGCCAACACAATTTCTTTTGCAACGCTGTGAGAAGTTCAATCTGAAGGGGAAAAAATAATGTGGTCAGAAGCTTCGCATTTTGCATTGTGGCTGGAGAGGCAACCTCAACCGGGGTTGTTGCCTAATCAAGTCAAGTCAGTCGTTCACGCAATGGACAGACTGGAACCGGCAGACTTGATTGTGGTGATGTACTACGCAGAAGGCAAACAGGCTCTGGATGCTTTGACGTTGTTGATCAAGGAATTTCAGATTGAACGCATGATTGGTGAAGGAGATGAGCATGCGGCGCATAGTTGGAATTGATCCGGGTCTGGGTGGGGCGATAGTCCTGCTGGAGGATGGCGTACCGATTGAGTGGATGAGAATGCCCACTTATACGGTTGGATTGAAAAGCAAACGGGTCAATGGAGCGGCGGTTGCGTCGTTCTTGAGTGACTGGGAAATCCATCTGGCAATTGTCGAGCAGGTAGGAGCAATGCCGGGGCAGGGCGTGACATCCATGTTCACCTTTGGACATGCCACAGGAACGGTTATGGGGGTGCTGGCGGCATTTGAAATCACAGTGGGTACTGTGACCCCACAACAGTGGAAGAAACGCGCTGGGCTGATTGGGAAGGACAAGGACGCTGCACGGTCAAAGGCTTTGCAGTTGTGGCCTAAGTGGAGGGTGCTGGACAAAAAGGGTGAAGGACAGGCGATGGCAGATGCAGCACTGATAGCGAGGTTCGGAGAATGATTGAAAAAGAAAAAGACATCAATGATGCGGTGGACTATCTGTTTAAGCATGGAGCAATATATGCAGAAGCTAAAGCGCACAGATATTATTTAGAAGAATTCAGAAAGACAATCAAAGCTAGATTGATGAAGGAAGCTATTGAAAAAGGTATTGCAAAGTCTAGTGCAGCCGCAGAGATGGAAGCTTATGCAGATGAGTCCTATAAGACGCATTTACAGACCACCAGAAATACTCAACAGGATGAGGAGACCTTGAGGTGGGGATTAATCTCTGCACAAGCTAGGATCGACGTATGGCGGTCTCAGGAGGCTTCTAATCGTGCTTTTGATAAAGTTGTGACATGAACAGCAAGTTGAATGATCAAGACCGGAAGTGGCTGACTCTTGTGAAAGAGCAGCCATGCTCAGTGTGTGATGCTGCTGCTCCATCTGATGCACATCACATAAAGCAGGGGCTGCATTTCACCTGTGTGGCCCTCTGTAAAAGCTGCCATCAAGGATCGGTAATGGGATTGCATGGTCAGAAGAGAGCATGGGCAATAGCAAAAATGGAGGAAATAGATGCATTAAATCAAACAGTTAAAAATATCTTTAAAAATAATCAAAAAAAGCGTTGACAGGTATCTAACCTGTAGTTATAGTCTCCTCACTGCAACTGATGCAGGTCAAAAAGGAGAAACAAAATGACTACAGCAACCCAGATCGAAATCCAAGCCACCGCAACGGTGGTTTCGCTTGCAAACGAGATCGACACGCTGGCTGTGTTGGATCGTCAAGTAAAAGACCTTACCAAGCAAACAAAGTCCCTCAAAGATTCCATCGCCAACGCATACGGCGAAGGCAAGTTTCGAGGCGAGAAGTACGGTGTGCGCGTGACCATTGAGCAGCGCAAAGGATCGGTAGATATGGAAGCCCTCTGCGCCAAGTTCGGGATCACTGAAGCTGATCTTGATTCATTCCGTGGCGAAGCAGCCGCCGTCATCAAAGTTACCCCCACTGTTTAATTAATTAAGGGGCTTCGGCCCCTGTTAAGGAGACTGACATGTTTAAAAATGTTTCTTGCAGCCAGTGCGGTAATGATTTTGGCCCCGGCGATCATGGCTACAGTTCTTGCCAGAGCCACCGTGAAGACCAACTGAAGTTTGCAAATCACGGTGGCTACAGCGATATCGAACCGTTTGAGGTGATCCGCTGGATCAGCGCCCAAACAATTGAGATTCGGCAAATGGACGCTACCCGGGATGAATCGGTGAAGATGGAATTCGTGGCTGGTGGTTTTGCCGGTCACTGCGTTAATCAACGTGATCAAAAGTGGAACATCGTCAGCAATGAACAGCGTCCGGTAATCCGCATTCGCAAGAGCCTAAAAAAAGGATGGCAAGACCGTCATGGGCGCAAGTTCTCCTTGAGCCAGAAACCCGTCAAGTTTTACGACTACAACTTCTAAACTTCTAAAGGAACCACTATGTTGAATGTTTATTACGAAAAAAGTTATCGGTGCTGGGTTGCTTTTTACACTGACGACATTGGTCAACTGGGTGAATCGGAATTTGCAAAAACAAGGGATGACGCAGTGTATCAACTGGGATTTGAGAAGGGTCGTCATCCAGAAAAGTTTGCCAGACCGATGGGTGAGTATTTTGAGAAAGAAAATCAAAAGCTTGATTCTTGCTTGAAAGCAGCATCATGAAAACAGAAGTCACCACTACAAGCAGCAACGATATCCAGATAGGTGGCAATCACTACAAGGGTCAGGAAATCCAACCTTGGGATGCCATCCATTCGTGGAACCTGTGTTTTTTTGCAGGCAACGCCGTGAAGTACATCGCACGGTACAAGTCGAAAGGTGGTGTTGAGGACTTGCGAAAGGCGAGGCACTACATCGACAAGTTGATTGAGATAAATACTCGGATTGAGAAATGAACGAAAGAATCCAAAAGTATTTGTCTACCGTTCCTGTATCAAAAAAAGGAATTATTGAACGGGCGTTTCTGAAAGAAGGTTCCCCCAGAGGAGCCATCAAAGCAAAGTGTCTGGCGTGTTCAAATTTTGATCAAGATGAAATCACCCGATGCAAAGTAGTTACATGTCCTTTACATGCGTGGAGACCATACCAGAAGGAGGCGAAGTAATGGAAAAGGATCACGTAAAGGAAGCTATACGACAAGAGAAGTTGTGCCAAGCACGGGAGAGACACGGCAAGCCGTTTGCCTTTGAGTCAGGGGCAACGTGGAAACCCCGGTCAGTTCCGCTCCTGACCGAGTGGCTCCAATCACGAGGGAGGGATGTGAAATGAAAATCAAAGTAAGCGAGGCCACCCCCACTCAGATCAACTGGCTGGTGGTAGTGGCAATGTTATCAGGACGTTATTACTTAAGTAAGTTGGCACCGTACTCCACCAGTTGGGAGCACGGTGGCCCAATCCTTGAGGAAAACAAGATCAGCGTCACATACATGGTTTTGGGGCCGTACATGGACTCGTTTAGGGGTGACTTTAGACACGGCGGTCCAAAATGGTGGAATGACACAACCACACAATACGGGGCTACGTACCTCCTTGCCGGAATGCGCTGCTACGTTGCTTCAATTTTAGGTGATGAGGTTGAGATACTAGAGGGGTTGAAATGAACGAGCGCATAAAGGAATTGGCTGACCAAGCGGCAAACTACGCAGCGACAGCGGCTTTACCTACGGGTAAATCGGGTGATGACCTATTCGTGGAAAAGTTTGCTGAACTCATCATTCAAGACTGTATGGGCCTTTGTGCGCTGGTGGCGTTGGCTGCGATAGAGGCCCGTGATACGGCAAGGGATGATGATTTTGATTATTTTCACGGCAGGGAAGATGCTGCTTCTCTTTGCAAGACAACGATTAGAGAACATTTCAAGGAGGAAAAATGAAACACAAACACGCGGAGTTTATTAAGTTGATGGCAGACGGGGTGCGGATTGAAAAGATTATTTTTAACGGGCCATCTTGGTCTTGGGTTCAAGCGTACTTCCCGGATTTTGATATTACGGGAAGTGAATTCCGCATCGCCCCCAACCAACCCGCCGATGAGGAGGGGTGGATACCGTGGTTTGGCGAGGAGAACCCTGTACCGGGGAAGATGGTGGATTACAAATGCATCACTGCAACATATTCTAATACCCTCTCTGAAAGGTTGTCGTGGAGCTATAAGGCGTCTGATGGCGACATCACCCACTACCGCATCTACAAGCAGAAGGTCAAGAAGTGGCGGTGGATGTTTTTTTACCCAGCACCGATTCAACCCTCATCAATTTATGTCTCAGAACCATTCACAGAAGATGAGGCTGCGAAATACTTTGCTGATTCTGTAAGGCAAAGGGTTGTGCCTGAATGGAAGATGGAGGTGTGTGATGAATGACAAGGAGCGCATCGCGGAACTGGCTGACGCTTTCAACAGGGTGTGCGACGAGAATGCTGATTTTGTTGTTGAGTCGATCAAAACAGATAGACGCATCGCGGAACTGGAAGGCGACGTAAAGGATTTACACGCAGACATTGCGCGGCTGACCACCGAGGCGTACACGCGAGAGGCCGAGATCAAGACGTTGCGGGTTGGCGCGGAAAGGTATTTGTGTCTACGAGATAACTTTGACTTTTCCATTACGCAAAACAAAGGATATGACTGGGTTAATTTAGTTTTTGCAGATGAAATCGACGCTGCCATCGACGCAGCAAGGAAGGGGAAATGATTTGTTCATCCTGCGGTAATGAATTCTTGCAGCCGTTTGTCTGTACAACATGCGGCGCACAAAAGCTGCGTGACGAGACAGTGAAGGCGTTGGAAGCCGAGGTCAGGGCGTTGCGAAAATCTGGTATTGGTCTTATAGGAATTTTGGAAGAAATACTTTACGCAATATCCATTGATAAAAACTGTAGCGAGAGGACACGTACCGCTGCCGCTACGCTTGAACAACGAATCAAAGCAGCAAGGGAGGGGAAATGATTACCACCACACTTAATAAAATCCGTGAGCGTCATCCTTGCGCCGAGGGTTGGAAGAAACTTCTGGCCCACCTTGGTAAGACCGAGGCAGATGATGAACCGCTGCCCTTTTCTGTCATTCTTAAAAGTAATGGGCTGGATGACGCGCTGTGGTGTTGTCGTGCTGCGCCTGAGTACGATAAACAATGGAGGTTATTTGCCGTGTGGTGCGCTCGTCAGGTGCAGCACTTGATGAAAGATCAGAGAATTATTGACGCTCTCGATGTAGCAGAACGTTTTGTTTACGGGTTGGCGACGGAAGAAGAATTATCTGCTGCGTGGGCTGCTGCGAAAGCTGTTGCGAGGGATGCTCAAACAGAAGAGTTTTTACGTATTGTCGGGGAGGGGAAATGACTGCAAAGGAACAGGTGCTTAAAAATTATCCGGATGCGGTATGCCAACGCGGGTTACATCCTCTGTTTGGGTGGGAGTACCGTATTTTTTTAAACGACAAGTTAATCACCGCCAGCACAGCAAAGCAAGCATGGGCTGAAGCCGCAAACAGATTGAAGGAGAGAAAATGAAACTCTCGGATATGCCGACACCAGAAACGGACGCTTGCGCGAAGCGGTGCAGGGACATCCTCCCCTATGCACTTGCTTCACGTAATCCAATTAAATCAATTGGAGATGTTGTTACGGCGGCTCACGCTAGGATGCTTGAACAGCGTCTTGGTCTCATGGTAGCGGCGTTAAAGGAATGTTACAGCGGCGAGAACGCAGAGCGCAGGAAGGGTGAGCGGAGGGTAGCGAAGGACAACAAATGGCGGGATGAATGCTGGAGTGTACTTCGCAGCGGCAATGACAGGAGGCAGAAATGAAACTTGAGGATGTCGGAGCACCCAAACTCCTGTACTTGCAAGATAGCGAATGCAAATGGCATGAGGACACCGAGGGCATTACATGGTGCGGTGATCCAGTTGGCGACGATGATACCGCGTACATCAGGATGGACGTTCACAACGAAACATTACGTCACCTTTCCATCGCGGTGGATGCGCTGAAAGGAGTCCGTGACTATCCAATGACACCCCCGTCAATGGTTGACTTGATACTAGAAGCACTCGCGCAGATAGAGGAGAAGAAATGACTACTGCCCCATCGTTTTTTGTGATTATGCAAGAACGAGATGAAGCAATGCTGAGGCTTGCCATTGCGGTGGCTGCGCTAAGAAGAATTGAAATTAACGACGACTGCTATGAGTCAGCACCGATTGCAAGTGAAGCACTCGCACGGATAGAGGAGTCGAAATGACCGACGAAGACATCAACTGGTTTGAAGGTAAGTACCCATCATGGGAGGCTGACATAGAGCGTAGTGCAAAGGCTGCGATTGATGAGATACACCGGATGGCAATCGAGGCTATGCCGAAAACCCCATACGCGGAGATGTTTGCAATGGAAAGATTAAGGAATTCGTACTATGACAATCTTGGTATGCAGGGGCAATCCTATTTTGGAAATCGTATACCGTATTTTGGTTTATTTTAAAAGGAGCAAGTGATGGCTGATAATTCTTTGGTAGAAGGGTTTGTTGCCGGATTAGTTGTCGTTGCTTTGTTAGTGTTGATCTTTTGCGTTGGGTTGAATCAAGGAGCAGCAAGCGTACAAAATAAGTGTGATGCCTATGGCAAGGCAAAGATTGGCGATGTAATGTACGAGTGCAAGAAGGAGGAGAAATGAACGACGAAACAATTGAACTGGTAAAACGACACAGGGAAGCAGCGGGGATGCAAGCGTACTTTTACTGCTCATTTCTGTGGGTTTGTGTTGTGGTTGTAGGTGTGGTGGTATTTAAAGTTGTGGGGGTGACCTGCTCATGACTTTCAATAATTTTAATGATTACATTAGGGACAAATGCAATTACGAAACAATCTATGACGACGGTGAAGGCAGGGTTATTCTTGTAATCACTCTGTTAGACGCATACACCATGACGCATCGTGCGCCAAAAGATTGGGTAGGTCTGACAGGTACAGAAATCAATCACATATGTACGGCGAATGTTGGATACCCAAAACGCATGATGCAAGCAGTGGAAGCATTGCTCAAGGAGAAGAACTGTGGCTAACGTAAAAACTGCAATGGAATACGCGGCAAAGATTGACCGCGAAGCAATGGAAGGCAGACTGAAGACAACAGTGGATAAGAACGAAGGGGCGCATTACGAAAACAGGGTTAAAGAAAACGCAATTGTTTTTACTAAAGAAGGTGGTGATTGGGTCATGCGTATCACGCAAGATTGCATTTCTGTGAACAACAACGTATCAACTGACGACGCTGCTGAAGCAGTTATTGCCGCGATAGGCAGGTACTTGAATAAAAGTAAGTGGGTAAGTCTGACGGAGGAAGAAGTTAATTCAATATACAAAGTAGTTGAAAAAGTGGTTGGTGAACATTGGGAAAATGGCGGGACAAAGTTGATGTTTCCGTTCACACTTTATGAAGCCCTTGAAGCCAAACTGAGGAGCAGAAATGGTGGATAAATTCGGAGATGCCCAGCCGCTCAAAGAGGGTAGTGCTGTATGCCGCTACTGCTACTGTGAAGTAAAGCAGTGGGTAGGTCTGACGGGTACAGAAATCAATCACATATTTGCGGCGAATGTTGGATACCCAGAACGCATGATGCAAGCAGTGGCAGCATTGCTCAAGGAGAAGAACTGTGGATGAGTCGCCAACAATTATCTACTCACACTGCAATTTTGTAGAAAAATGTCATAAAGAAGAAGACGCTCTTGCATTTGTTGATTTGTGGAAAACAATGATTAGCACACTACAGGCAACCCATGATGTATATATACGGGTTGAACCGCAGATTGCTATGGACAGACAGTTCGAGACAGACACAACAGATTGGGTGGCAAGAGCAAGGTTTTCAGTATCACTCAGGAGGCGTAATGGGTAGACCAGCACCAGTAAATCCAATGTGCAACACATGCTGGCATAGCTTTGCAGTAAAGCTTGTGACCGTCCCCTCTGGCGTTAAACGCTGGAAATGCCAGCACTGCATTGACGCATCTAGAAAGAAACCAAAATGACAGCAAGTGAGATTCTTCAAGAAGCATTAGACGTACTGGAGCGGCACGTTCCTGCCGACACAGAGGATGGTGCTGTGATTGAGAAGGTAAGTAACGCAATCCAACGATTCAAAGCAAACTCAAGAGGGAAGAAGAATGAACTTGGCACAAGCACGGAGTCCTGATTGGAAGTACAAGCTGCCCCAGAAGCAGTACCCGATCTACAAGCCAACCCTTAATGAGTCTTGGATCAATGTCAGGAATATAAAAGGAAAGACTCCTGTGCAGAGTGCTGGTCTGAGTGACTACATTGTGAACAGAGAAAAAATACTGATTGAACTTGCAGAAAAGCCAATGAAGACTGGTGACATACGCAAGGCTTGTGGATTCAGTTTAGATATCACAAACATTGTGCTTGCAAAGATGCTGAAGAATAATCTTGTCACCCGAGAGTCAGCCCCATCAAGGGATGGCAGGGCGCAAAAGACATGGCTGTATTCGATCAAGGAGGGTAGCAATGCGTCCGATAACGTACATCCGGTTTGAAGGAGTACCGCTCTGTGCAAATCAAGATGGATATGAGCGGTGGAGGGATGCATCAAGGACTTGCAACTCCACGACATTGATAGCTGGATTTTGTTCAGACTGCTCTCGTAAATTTCAAGTGGCAATGATTGAACAAGATCGATGTGAACATCCCGAAATCCGGTTCAGAGAAGATGAAGACGGTTGGGTTGAAGGATACATACCAAAAAAAGGAGCGGTAAATGAGTGAAATATTTGATTATTCAGAGGGTCTGATCAAGATCATGCGAAACAAAAAGAAATGTCATGAATATTTGCTGAAAAGAGACTGGAAGCAAGCCATTGAATATGCTGACAAAATTATACTTGCAGCGGCAGAAGTGAAATTGTTTTGCGAACAAAAGACTAATCCTTGACACAAGACTCTAACTTCCTGTTATAGTCTCTTCAGTTCAACGCACTGAGGAGATTTAGATGCGCCCCATCCAAAACGAAGCAGCTTGGCAAGCAGGTAGGACGGCAAAAATACTTGCAAATGCAAGGACGACGTTTTACAAGACTTTCCCAGATGCTGGCGCGATTGAAACTTTTATTTGTTCTGGGCGTAGTGAAGATGGTGGTTACGAACCCAATTTCCTTGGTTCGTTGATTTCTGCTTTTGATCGTTTTGGCAAACTGAGCGAAAAGCAGGTTGAGGCAGTTCGCAAAATAATTGCTCAACGCGCAGCCCGTAAAGTCGAATGGGCTGACAAGGAAGCCGCACTGAACGCAACCCGCGTCCATTTGGGAACGGTTGGCGAAAAGATTGAGTTGACCCTGACGACGCGCCATATCGTTGAAATGGATGGCATATATGGCGTCAGCTACATCTACATCTGCGAAGACGCAGATAAAAATGTGGTGATCTACAAAGGGACAAGCCGCAACTTCCCCAACAAGGGGGAAACCATGACGGTGAAGGCCACTGTCAAGGATCACGGGGTGCGTAATGGCGTTAAACAAACAATCATCCAACGCCCCAAAATAGTTGACACAACAGTCTAACTTCCTGTTATAGTCTTGTCACTGCAAACAGCAGGTCAACCCGGAGCAACAAAATGACTAAATCAGAAGACCGTGAAATAACCACCATCAACCGCTTGTATTTGGCGGGTCTGGATACTAATGTTGCTTTGGCTCTTTCCTCTCTCATCCGTTCTTGCCGAAGCAAAAAAAGCCGCAACGAGTTGATGGACTATGCCCATGCGTGGAACGTCGTATCGCATCCAAATTTCATCGTTTAAAGGTCAATATGAAAACCTCAGTAAACACGCTTCAACTCGGAATTGCTTCAGACCTGTACTTGGCGGGGTACACGGTGGACGGTGATGAGTACATTGCCGAGGTTTATTTCATTTCGGCAGAGGACGATCTGGGAAACCGCTGGTCAAATGGCGGTTGGAAGGGTGCCAAAGCCGGAGTGGATGAAGAGACTGGTGAGCCGTACTTCATGGATGCCCGTGAAGGGGCCAAAGCAGCCGCACAGCGCCTTTTGAACCGCATGTACATGGTAGGAGAGGTGGACTTTGATTTCTGGCGTGAAGACCGTCCTGCGTATGGCTCAGTGGCTTATGTGCAGTACGGTCAGGCTGACGAAGTGGCTCACGAAAAAAAGGTAGGTTGATCATGGCATACGCAATCAAGTTTTCAAGCAACAAGTATTACGGCCCGTACGGTGGTTCTGGAGAGGGTAATCGGAGAGCAAAGTATCGGGCAAAGGTTTGGATGACACGCGCCCCAGCAGATGCAAAAGTGGCATGGCTTAAAAAGCTTGGAATGGGGGGAGGCTATTCGGATTGTGAGGTTGTTGAAGTGCGCTCCTGTTTTGCGAAAGAAGATGAACTTGTCTCAGAACGGGCCAAGCTTGTGGCCCAAATCGAAGCAATTGATGCGTTGCTTGCAAAATAGTTTGCACAAAGTCTAATTTTGAGTTATAGTCTTGTCACTGCAACCGAGGAGCAACAAAATGACAAATCAAGAACGTAACGAATTTTACAAATGGGCAGAACAAAAAACTGTCCCAGTTGGCTTTGACCGCGTTGAAGCAATGATGAACTCCCTTGACAACGCATTTGACGCTGAAGACCAATTGCAATGCGCGAAATCGACTTTCAATATGTACGTTGATGAAGGCGTTTCGTTCCTTAATTAACTGAATCGGGGCTTCGGCCCCAACCTACCGCAAATATTGAAAGGTCTGATCATGAATCGCTTATTCCCGCGTGATGGACGCAATCTGACGGTTGCGGTATTTGACGAGACCGCGAAGGTCTTTGAGGTCTTCGCAGATAAGGACTGCGACAGCTATTTGGGCTGTGCCGATACCTTACCGGAGGCTAAAAGAATAGCTTTGGAATGGATCGAAGAAACAAATTAAATGTTGCACAAAGTCTAATAATCAGTTATATTCTTATCACTGCAATCGATGCAGGTCAAAAGGAGCAAAAAAATGGACAGATCACAAAGAATAGATTCACTGAGCGACAATGAATGCGTGTTCGTCGATGATTACGATGACAACAGCGTTTGGATTGCGATCCATCTTCGCAGGGGGTTAGCGTCCACGGTGTTGAGCCGCGAACAGGCGTTGGAATTGATTGCAGCTTTGCAGAAACTGGTGGCGTAATGGATACCAACGACATGACGGTTTTGGAGCAGGCCGCATACGACTACGGCGCAGCCGTATCGGCCCTTGAGGGAGCGGCATCCTGCCACATGCCGGAGGAATTCATCCTACAACTGCGGGAAGCGGTCATGGACGCGCAAAATGAACTCTTGCAGGCAGCTACGCAGCATTTCGACGATGTCTATGACGGGGGTGAACTGTGAGCCACATCGCAACAATTGAAACGAAAGTAGCAGGCATACCCTGCCTTATCGGTGTAATCAGCTACAACAAGGTCAGGGGATCGTACAACGAACCCAGCAGCACTGAGACCGATTGGGAACTGCTGGATCGCAAAGGCTACAAAGCAACGTGGCTGGAGCGCAAGATGAATGACCAGATTAGCAACAAACTGGAAGACCAAATCAGCGATTTCTTTGAGGGGGAATGATGGCTACCAAGAAAAAAGTGAGCGCGGCAAAAAAGACGACCAAGATCGTCATGCAGCCGAAACAAGCACCTGAAATGCACATGATGTCTCAGGATGTGAAGGACTGGATCGCAAGGGCCAGCAGCATCATGGCTCATCTCAAGGGTGAAAACGAACGCTTAAAGCAGGAGAACAGCGACATGAAGGCGTACAAGAAATGGGCTGAACATCGCATCCTCCGCAGTGAGGGGGAATGATGAATAGCCTGCACAAATTTGTTGAAGACGACGAAATGGATTCTGCTATTTTGAGCGTTGGTATTTACGAAGATGCTGATTTTGTAGATTTTGAGTTTGAAAATTTTGCGCCTACGGCAGAGGATCAAGATTGTTTAAAATATAAACTTACATTGGAAATGGCAAAGACATTGAGGGATTATCTGAACTTTGCTCTGAAAGACGAAAAATGAGTCTCGACGTTACCCTTACAAAGGTCATGCCAACGACGGTGTTCAGTTCAAACATTACTCATAACCTTGGGGGAATGGCGGCGGCAGCGGGTATTTATGATGCTTTGTGGAGGCCGGAAGAAACAGGCATAACGCATGCAAATCAACTGATCGAGCCGCTACAGGTGGGGCTTGCTTTGCTGAAGTCTGATCCTAAAAAGTTTGAGAAGTTCAACTCATCCAACGGCTGGGGCATGTATGAACACTTCATCCCGTTCGTCGAAAAATATCTGGAGGCATGTAAAGCCACTCCAGACGCTGAAGTCTCGGTGAGCAGGTAATGGACGACAGGATGCAACAGGCAATCATGCTTGCTGACCAGTGTTGGGGCAAAGCCAACAGGTCAGAGCCTGAATTCGTGGAGCAATACCTTGCCAGCGCGGAAGAACTCCTAATCAATCGCCCAATAGTCATGGGAGATGAATTCAGGGAGCATTGTAGGAGGAGAATGATATTCCTACCAAAAAGTCTGCATCACAACACATGGGTGTCTGGCGTGAGAGCGTTAAACATCATGGGATGGATTGAGCCGATCACAAAGGTAGCGCCGGAACAAAGCCACAACCACATGGACACAGTAACCCTGTGGCGATCAAAAATACTAGGTGATAAACAATTAGAGCCATCACCCCAACTAGGACTGTTTTAAGAGATGAAAACCTACGGACAGATCGCGCACGACATGGGGGCCAAAATCGGGGGCTGGCAACGCAAGTGGGAGGACATGGGCGACAGGCAAAAGATCGAGTGGGAGGCAATTGCAGAGGCAGTCATCCTAGAGTTCGTAGAGCGGGAGGAGAAAATAAATGAGCGAGTGGCACAAAAATGAGTAAAACATCTGAAAAAGAATTGTTTATTGCCCTAAGTGATTGGTATAGGGTAAGAACAGGGCCAACTTACTTGCAAGGAATGGAAGAGGCCCAATCACATTCCGATAGAAACCTTTTCAAAGCAATTGAAAAGCACGAAAAAACAACAAACAAGCTAAATAAAAAAGTAGAGTATCATCCATCCCCATAGCACTGAGATATGTGCGCCACAGGGCTGAAACATGACCGAGAAGACATTTGCAAAGATGTATGTCACCAAATCTAAACTAGAAATATTTAGGGGTGATCATGGAAGGTAAAAAAGAAAAGACTGGCGGTAGGCAAATGGGTACGCCCAACAAGGCTACAAATGAGGCGAGGCAGGCTATAGCATTGTTTGTCGATCAGAATGCCTCTAGGCTAACGGGATGGCTTGACAGGGTTGCTGATGGTGTAAGAGATGGTGACGGTGAGTTCATTGTCCCTCCCAACCCAGCCAAAGCTTTTGATATGTTTCAGAGTGTGGTGGAGTATCACGTTCCCAAGCTGGCTAGGATGGAGGTATCAGGCAACGACGAACATCCTATTGTGGTGGAGCAGAACCTAAATGTGTTCGGGGAACTACTCAAGAACATCAAGCTGCGTCGTCAGTCCGAATAGTATTAATTAATTAATACCCAAGCATAATTAATTAATACGCTACTAATTAATTAGTACGCTACTAATTAATTAGTACGCTACTAATTAATTAGTACGCTACTAATTAATTAATAGGCACAATCACATGAGCGCCGTTGACGATATCTTGTTGGATCAAGGGATGGTGGAGCAGTATGGCAAGCTGACCCCGCATGCTCAGGCTATCTTCAACTGGCAGTACAAGTGGTTGCAGGAGCAGGCCCACAAGCACCAGATCGAGCCACCGGGGGACTGGTGGAATTGTTGGTTAATTTTGGCGGGTAGGGGTGCGGGAAAATCGAGAGCAGCGGCTGAAACACTTTCATGGTGGGCTTGGACCCAACCACAGACCCGCTGGCTGGTTTCTGCTCCAACTTCGGGAGACCTCAAAGGGGTTTGCTTTGAAGGCGACAGCGGTCTGCTAAAGGTCATCCCAAGCCTTCTGGTGGCAAAGTACAACAGCAGCCTGCATGAGATATACCTGACCAATGGATCGCTGATCAAGGGGATACCAGCATCAGAGCCTGAGCGGTTCCGGGGGCCACAGTTTCACGGTGGCTGGCTTGACGAGTTGGCTGCATGGGAGTACCTCAAAGAGTCATGGGACATGATCCAGTTCGGGATCAGGCTGGGAACTCGCACGAAGCTGATCTGTTCGACCACCCCGAAGCCGAAGGATGTGATCCTTGATCTGATTGGTAGGGAGGACGACGACGTTGTCATTACTCGCGCCTCGACTTACTCCAACATCAAGAACCTTGCGCCATCTTTTCAGAAGCAGATACTCCAATATGAGGGGACGAATCTGGGCAGGCAGGAGATACATGCCGAGATCATCGACCCTGAAGAGGGTGGCATCGTCAAGAGGGATTGGTTCCGGCTGTGGCCTGATGGGAAACCCTTCCCAAAACTGGAGTTCATCATCCAGTCCTACGACTGCGCCACCAGTGACAAAACAATTAATGACCCGACAGGATCGATCACGTTGGGAGTCTTCCAGCCATTGGACGGTGGCATGTGCGTAATGGTCTTGGACTGCTGGCAGGAGCATCTTCAGTACCCTGATCTGCGCCCCAAGGTGATCAAGGAATACGAGATGGTCTACGGGGATGGAAAGAACAAGAAACTGATCGACTTGATACTGGTGGAGGACAAGAGCGCAGGGATCAGCTTGATACAGGATTTGCAACGCGCTCACCTTCCGGTCCACGCTTACAACCCCGGCAAGGCTGACAAGCTACAGCGCCTGAGCATTGTGGCGAACATCATCAAGGCTGGTCGAGTGTGGGTGCCTGAGAGCAGCAACCGCAAAGGTTATGTGAGGGACTGGGCTGAAGGGATGGTGAGTCAGATATGCTCCTTCCCCGAGACTGTGCATGATGAGTTCGTGGACTGCATCAGTCAGGGCTTGAGATACTTGAGGGATGGTGGATGGATATCGATTGATGCACCAGAGCGACAGGACTTTGACCAGAGTGATATCAGTGATGCTGAGATATACAACAAGAGGTCGAGGACCAACCCCTATGCTGCGTGATTGCCCAATATGTGGTATGGGGGCATAATGCCGCATCCAAAGGACTGACGATGCCCAAGTCATTACCAAATGATGTATTGCCAAAAAAGCAAAGTGAAGAGAACAAGAAAAAGTTCTTGGAACTCAGCAAGATTAAGGAGCGTTTGTATCACGCTACTCCGCGCAACTTTAAAGAATTCAAGCCCGGAGGTTTTAATTCAGAACTCAGTGGTCATGCTATTTGGTTGTCTAATAACCCACAGTATCAACCGGCGATGCACAACATTGGCGGTGACAAAGAAGAATACAAACAGGGAACGAATGTGATGCCTGTTCATGTACAGGCAAAGCACCCATTGGTGTTGGACAACCCCGGAATCTTAGATAGATCGCAAAAGATATTTGCTGATGGAGATAAATCGTTCCCATTGCTGATGGACAAGAAATGGGCAAAGAAAGTTCAAGCTATGGGCTATGACAGTGTTGTGCATGCTGACCCTCATGGTCGAGGTGACCCTCATGAGGTGGTTATGTTCAAGGGCAACCAGATTAAGTCAGCTATTGGTAATCGTGGAACATACGATACGAAAGAAAAAGATATTACTAAATCCAAAGGTGGCAATGTCCGTCCATCCACTGACCAGATGAAGCGGGAACTTGAGGCTTATCATGGCTCCCCGCATCTTATGCAGCCCACTGCCAATAACCCGCTGGGTGAGTTTGACCCTACGAAGATTGGCAGTGGTGAGGGAGCGCAAGCGTTTGGCTATGGGCATTACCTTGCTGAAAAACCTAATACTGCTCAGGGATATGCCAATACACTTGGCAAATTTATTGATCGCATTAAAACACCAGAAGGAGACATGTCTCTTGAGGATGCGCTCACCAAGCATCACCCTGATGGAAGGTCAATGGCAAAGGTTGTATCAAATAGAAGAAAGACACTTGATATAGATTCTTTCAACAAATTGGTAGAAGACAATTTGATTCCAGAGATGCGTGTCTCAATGAAATTGTCAAAAGAAAAATGGGGAGAAGTCAGCGGGAAGAGGGGTCACCTCTACCACATCCGCATACCGCATGAGCATGTTGAGAAGATGCTGGATTGGGACAAGCCGCTGAGTGAGCAACATCCTGATGTGCAGGCGTTGTTCAAGCAAGACAAGTTAGGTCAAACTGTTCTGCCGAATGGAGAGAAAGTGGCTTCTAATAAGTTAAGAGGCGAATCTCTATACAGTGCGATTGGGGAGGGATTGGGTGGCTCACGCAATGCGGCAAGTGATTGGCTTAAAAATGCAGGCATCCCCGGCATCAAGTACTTGGACGCTGGCTCAAGAAAAGATGGAGAAGGAACTCGCAACTTTGTAGTCTTCCCCGGCAACGAACACATGATGAAGATTGTCCACAGGGAAGCCAAGGGTGGACTGGTGCATGAGGGCAACTCAGTGCATGTGATCCAGCATAAGGCTAGGGGTGGTAGCCAGAAAGAAGATAAAGCTAAGTTCCTTGAGAAGAGCAAAGTTAAAGACGTTCTTTACCGTGGCGGTCATGGTTATCAAGAAATGCCTGAAGGTTTTATGAAAGGTGAGGCCCGTCCTAATTACGCCACGTTTGCATCAACCTCCCCGTATGTTGCATCAAGCTATGCTGCACAAGGTGGACATAAAGGAATGGAAGGCGAGGTTGGGGCTGTTGTGCCTATGCACATCAAGGCAAAGATGCTGCATGAATTCCCAGTCACTGTTGATAAAAGAGGTCATCGTGATTTTGATATGTTTGCTTTTGATCGGCATGCCAGAACATTGGCTCCGGGTCATGCTTTAGTTGCTCGTCAAGTGTATGACATTGGGCCAAGAGCGTCGAATGAGACAGACCCAAAAAAGTTATGGAGTTACCCAAGCGACATCTACGCATGGAACAAAGGGACTGAGGTCAAGTCAGCTTTTGACAAGGCTAGTGGCGGCAGCATCAAGTCAATCCCTGATGAGCCGGGGAGTACTCCTATTAAGGAAGGTCACGTTCGCCTGTATCACCAAACTGATGGAGACAACCTTCGCAAGATTGAGAAGGAGGGCTTGCTGTTCAAGCATGCCAAGGGCATTGAAGGGCCAAAGGCTATCTATGCTGGCGAGACTCCGTTCTATGGGAAGGCAGAAGAAAAACCTACGCTGGAGTTCCAAGTTCCTAAAGAGCATTGGCAGTCACCGTTTGTATTGAGTGATGTCATGCCGAAGGACATCATTGCTGCTCATTACCCGTGGCATAGGCATGCACGATATCTGGAAGATAAAGACAACAAGCAGGCTTTGGAAAATACATTGTCTGGCAAGCACGACAAGCTAGATGGTGATACTGGCAAAGCTGTGAAATACATCAAGGCTAAGTATGGCGTGAATAAAGCTGGTGGTGGCAGCGTCAAGGAAGCAACTCATTATGTATCTGCTAGTAGCATAGAACCCCCACATGGAATAAGAGACAAGAAAAAATTATCTTTATTAATTAATTCAATGAAAAAATTAGGATGGAAAGGAAGGCCAATACTTACATACGATGTAGGAAGAGGTGATGAGGCACTGACTGGTTCACATAGAATACATGCGGCTAAAAATACAAATATTAAAATTCCAATACACAGAATAGAAAATGCAGGAGATCATATTGATGAAGATGATAAATCCATCCATGATTTAGGATTTATGGAATTAGGCAATCAAATTAAATGGCTTAATAAATTTGGACATAAAGATGCTGCAAATTTATTAAAGCAAGAACCAGAGTTTTCAAAGGGTGGCAGCGTCAAGGAACCCAAAAGCACGGTGCCTGCCTATAAGCTATTCCGAGTAGACAAGAACCATCCCGGCAAGTTGTTCCCACTGTTTGTGGACTCCAAAACTCCTGTTGAGAAGGACAAGTGGGTTGAGGCAAAGGCTGGTGAGAAGACTGGTGATAAGGTCAAGTCAAAGATTGGGCCTCTTGCTAACCGTCCGGGCTGGCATGCTGGTGATCTACCTGTAGCTACTCACATTGGTGAGAAGTCCGATCCAAGCATGAATAAGCCTGACCGTCGTCCAAGCAATCAAGTGTGGGCTGAAGTGGACATGCCAAACGATGTGGACTGGCAGTCAGAGGCCAACAAGCGTGGAACGAATGCGAAGGGAAAGCTTGTAGCAGTCAAAGCGCACATTACTGATCAGGTTCCCAAGGGTGGTCATTACCGCTACAAGACCAATCCCAACATGACTGGGAACTGGTTGATTGGTGGTGCGATGAAGGTGAAGAAGGTGTTGCCTGATGAGGAGGTGCAGAGGATTAACAATAAGGCTGGTGCCTCTGACCTACCGCGAGAGAAGCCGATCAATCTGAAGGACTATGGATTCAATGGTGGTGGAGATGTCCATCCTACCAAAGAGCAGGCCGCTGCAAACAAGAAGAAGTATCTTGCTGAGAGTACGGAGAAGCGCCGGTTGTATCATGGCTCAAGGCACTATGGAAAGAACGGAGTCAATGAAAAGCTTCGCTCAGAGGGCGGGATCAGGGAGTTCAGCACTGGCAACAGAGGCATGACGTTCCTGACTCCCAGCAAGGGGTTCGCCAATGAGTATGCTGGCGGTAACAAGCTGAGAGATGAATCCTCTGGTGCTGTGTACCCTGTTCATGTACAGGTAAAGAATCCTTTTGACTATGAGAACCCAGAGCATGTTGAGAGGCTGGCGAAACACTTGCCAAAGGCCGATAGCATCTGGTCAATACACCACAAGAAGACTCCTGCTCAGATAAGGGAGAAGCTGGCAACTGGTGACTGGTCGTGGATAGAAGACCCGCAAGTTATTCAGACTGCCAAGAAACTGGGGCATGATGCGATGTACATGCAAGAAATCCATGAGGGCTTTGGGAAGAACGTCAAGAATCTTGGAGTGTTTGATCCACGTTATATAAAGTCAGCCATTGGTAATCGCGGCACTTATGATACTGAAGACTACGATATAACTAAGGCCAAAGGTGGTCGAGTGGGTAAAGCCCAAATGCAGTGGGAACTGATGCGAAAGAAAAAGGGATAGACATGGCTACGATGGCTCAGATGCGTATGGCTTTGGGAAGGATGGGCAATCCCATCGACATGAAGACTGTTGGTGCTAATGAAGCGCCCAGCATGAATCCTAAAATGTTTATGTCTCCTGATCAGGGTGGTGCAAACTCACCTCCTCCGGGTGGAGTGGCTATGAAGAGTGGGATGCCTATTGGCGGCATTGATATGAACCAGCAACAGCAGGGTCAACAGATAATGCCTATGGGGCAACAGCCACAAATGCCACAGGGGCCACAGGGTGGACTGCCTCAAGCACCGGCTGAGAATGAATTGGGGAACCAAGCCACATCCCCAGCACCTATGGGTAACATGCTCCAGATGACCCCACAGGGGCAGGCTCTGGGTGCTATGAAACCACCGCAGCAACCTCCGCAAGGAATGGCGAAGGGTGGGGTAGCAAAGTCTACTGGTCAGATGAAGAAAGATATTGCTGACAAGGGGCCAACCCGTTTGCAGATTGATGCAGAAGGTGCTGGAGGTGTGAAGGGTATTGTTGTCCCATTCCACATGTGGCATGGATCGCGTGGCGTGTATGCAAAGGGTGAACGCAAAGGACAGAAGTTCTTCAACCCCGGCATGAAGCACATCAACGAAGCTAGGGCAAAAGTTTATGGTGCTGAGAATCGTGACCCATTAAATGTTGGGCAAATTGGAAGAGTACACAAAGAAGAATTGGAGCATCACTTTTCATTGCCTGAAGCAGAACAAAAGCAGCGGGAACAAGACGCTCTGAAAAGGCTTCGTGATTCAATGCACATCAAGCAGAACGCTGACACGCTTGATGAAAGTGAAAAGCTTGATACGGTACGCCATGAGCATGATGATCAAGGTCGATCACACATTGGCTTTGCGGCAAAGGGTGTAGCTGGTCATGCTTTGTATGTATCCGGTCATGGAGAAAACGAAAAGAAACGTGTAGTCAATACATGTCCCGGACAAACTGAAGGCTGTGGTGGTGGCACAGATTCTAAAGGAATTGTTGATACCAGCAAGGGTTCTTGTTTTGCTCCTAATGCTGAACAGCAATATGTGAATGCTGCTGTCCGTCGTGCTTGCCATGAACAAGCCAAGCATGACCCCGCTATGACCAGAGATTGGGTTTTGGCGCACACTGGGTCATTGCGTAATGCTGCACGACTTGCTGATAATGGAAATCAACGTCTTTTGTTCCGTCCCAATGTGGTTGATGAGACTGATACTTCTTCGCGCCATATCATTCGTCACTTGAATGATCAGCGTAAAAAAGAAGACAAGCCGCCAATCATTGCCAACTCTTATGGCAAGACTAATGAGTTGCATGACCCTGAGAACGGTTATTACGTTACCCATTCCAATGTGGGGCCGAAAGTCAAAAAGGGTAAAGAGATTACAGAGAACATTGGACGCGACAAAGCGCGTGTGCGGAACACCGTGATGGCTGCTGACAACAAGGGTGACTTCAAGAATGAGCAGGGCAACCTTACGCCAGCCAAAGGCTCGTACATGGTGACTGACGTTAAGCGTGGCTCACCAATGGCGCAGAACATGGAGAAATCAATTACCCATGCCAAGTATTGGTCAACGGGTCGTCGTGAAGGTGAGTTGACTCCAGAAGAAAAGTCAGAGGGACCGGAAGGACACTTTGGCGGCAATGGCAAGAAGGCAGAGGAAGGTGAGGCTCACTACGGTCACCGTACTGTCGATGGAATGCGTTATGACTATCAGCGCCAGCACATCTTGCATCCTCGTCTGGTTAATGTGCCGGAAAGAAAGAAAAACAAGAAAACAGGGCAGATGGAAGACGTAGATCATATGATCCCTACAGATTCCAGATTCAAGGATACGGATTTCTTGCCTAAAAAACGCTTTAAATCTAAAAACGGAAAAGATGCTGGTCACCTTTTGATGACTACGCCAACAGAATCGACTAGCAATATTGATCATCAAACCAATCTTACTCATCATGTAAACGATGAAAGTATTGAGCATGCCAAGAAGAACAATGGTGAATATGAAATTGATAAGCCAGAAGATCAGATAGCGGCTAAGGGTAAAGAATATGCTGTACCGCAGAAGATCAAGTTCCATGCTGAAGGTGGAAGCATTGGTGATGGTCGTCACTTTGGTTTGAGCGATGATGATTTCCACGCATTCCCCGAAAGAAATTACGCTGCACAACGTCACTTGGCTATGCGTAGGGGTGATGACGAAGATCGTGCAATTAGTCGTTCCAACAAAACTCCCGTATCATTTCACAAGAATCCCAACACCATGCTGCTGGAACTCACAATGCGGAAGAAGGCTAAATAATGGCTGACTATGATATGGAAGAGCAGGACGACGGCAGTGCCATTGTTGATCTTCCTGACATGCAAACTGAGGAGCAACCTGATGGTTCTGCCATTATCACAATGGATGATGGCCCTGAGTTTAACCCGGAGTTCTATGACAATCTGGCTGACACTATTAGTGGCCCAGATATAAGGGAACTATCGTCACGTTACCTTGATCTTCTGGAAACTGACAAAGCTGCGCGAGAACAGAGGGACAAGCAATACGAAGAAGGATTGAAGCGTACTGGGCTGGGCAATGATGCCCCCGGTGGTGCTACCTTTATGGGTGCCAGCAAGGTAGTCCATCCTGCTATGGCAGAAGGCTGTGTAGACTTTGCTGCCCGTGCTATCAAGGAATTGTTCCCGCCGGATGGTCCTGTCAAGACCAAGGTGATTGGCAAGATTGATGATGTCAAGGCTGCTAAGTCAGAACGAAAACGTGATTTCCTTAACTGGCAGATTCAGGAACAGATTGAAGAGTTCAGGGATGAGGAAGAGCAATTACTTACCCAGCTTCCTCTGGGTGGATCGCAATACTTCAAGCTGTGGTTTGATGAGCAAAAGAGGAGGCCCACGGTAGAGTTTCTACCTATTGACAGGGTGATCTTGCCGTTTGCTGCAACCAATTTCTATACGTCACCTCGCGCTGCCGAAGTCCATGAACTGACCCAGTATGAGTTTGACCGGCGTATCCGCACTGGTATGTACCGTGATATCAATGCGGCTAAAGCCAGTGGGACTCTGGATCAGAACAAGGTTGAGCAGGCCAACAACAAGATTGAAGGCAAGCAGTTTGAATCAAACAAGGATGGTATCCGCAAGGTTTACCACATCTATTGTTTTCTTGAACTGGAAGACGACAACAAAACAAAAGGTGAATACGCTCCGTACATATTGATGATTGACGAACTCAGCAATGAGGTTGTTGGTCTGTACAGGAACTGGGAAGAGAAAGATGACACTCGCACCAAGCTTGATTGGGTGGTTGAGTTCAAGTTTATCCCGTGGAGGGGTGCATATGCAATTGGACTGCCACAACTGATTGGTGGTCTGTCTGCTGCATTGACAGGCGCATTGAGGGCTTTGCTGGACACAGCGCATATCAACAACACGGCAACCATGCTGAAGTTGAAGGGTGCAAAGATCAGTGGTCAAAGCGCCCAAGTTGATGTGACTCAGGTGATTGAGATTGAAGGCGCACCGGGAGTACAGGACATCCGGCAGATTGCTATGCCGATGCCTTTCAATCCTCCTAGTGATGTGCTGTTCCAATTGCTGGGATGGTTGGACGCTGCTGCTAAGGGTGTGATTACTACCAGCGAAGAGAAGATTGCTGATGTAACTGCCAACACTCCTGTAGGCACAACGCAAGCTTTGATTGAGCAAGGTGCTGCTGTGTTCAGTGCTATTCATGCACGGTTGCATGACTCTCAAGCACGGGTGCTTAAGGTTCTGTGTCGCTTGAATCGTTGGCATTTTGACGAGATGATCAAAAGCGATGTAATGGTTGATCTGGAGATCACCCGTGAGGACTTTGAGAAGAACACGGATGTGGTGCCTGTCAGCGATCCGCACATCTTCTCTGAGACACAGCGGATGGCACAGAACCAAGCTGTACTGGCTCTGGCAGACAAGCACCCTCAACAATTTAACATAAGCAATGTTCTGAGTCGTGTATTGAAACAGATGAAGGTTCCCAACATCAATGAGTTGTTGAAGGACACTCCTTCTCCTGAACAGCGAACATCAGCAGATGAGAATGCTGCAATGATGATTGGACAGCCTGCTTATGCTTATCTACAGCAAGATCACATCGCGCACATTCAGGATCACTTGCAGTTTGCCATGAATCCTTTCTTGGGGCAGTCCCCGTTTGTCGATCCCAACTATCTCAACAACCTGATTGAGCATGTAAAGCAGCACATGACACTCTGGTATTTGAATCGTTCCAATGGGTACGTTGAGAATTCTATGGGCAAGCCTATAGACGACTATGACGATCCCAAGTTGACGGCAATCATTGATAAGGTGTACACGACTGTTGGCGCTCATGTAATGTTGGACAGCCAGCAAGTATTTGGACAGTTTCAGCAAGCTTTACAATCCATCATGCAGATGGCGCAACAACGCAAAGGGCAACAGCAACAACTGCCTCCTGATGCCCAAGTGGTTAAAGACACTAGCATGGCTGAGACCCAGCGCAAGACTCAGAAGGATGCTGCTGACAATCAACTGGCACAAGCAAAGATGCAGAATGAGATGCAGGAGCATGTGGTTGACAATCAAGCAAGGATTGCCATTGAGAACGCAAAGCTAACGCATGAAACAATTCAACAAGTAGCACAAACGCAGGCAGAACCTGCACCACAATAAGGAGATAGACATGGCTGTATCAGAACAGGAACAAAAGAGCATCAACGTCCCTATGCACAAGCGGTTGGCTATGGGTGAGAAGCTTAATGGAACATCGCTCCAACCCAAGGGTGGACAATCGAGCAAGCCCAAAGGTGGATTGTCGAATGTCAAAAAACAAAAATGATTGAACAATTAATCCACAGGATCAAGTTGAGGCAAGCAGAAATTGCTATGGCTTTGGCTCTTGGTTCTGCGGGGAGTTGGGATGTGTACCAGCGCATGGTGGGTGAAAACATTGGCCTCCAAAAGACGATGGACATGATCGACTTTATGTTGGATGAGGAAAAAAATAAAGAATAACGCCCCACTCCGGGGTGAGACCGCGCTGCAAAGCGCATAACGATGCACCTGAAATATGGTGTTAAAGGAGAGGTAAATGAGTGCAATACCTAAGATCGTGACATATGAGGCATCAAACGATATCCCTGATCCCAAGGATATGGAATGGGCCTTCCCCAATGTTGAACCGGGGATGGAGCCATTTGGTGGAAGGGTAATTGTTCAGCTACGACGTATTAAGCGGAAGACTGGGTTCATCGTTCTGGTTGAAGAAACCAAGGAGAACGAGAAGTGGAACAACATGATCGGCAAAGTTGTATGTGTTGGGCCACTGGCTTACAAGAACCGAGACACGATGCAATCATGGCCCGAAGGTTCATGGGCGCAGGTTGGTGATTACGTTCGCGTTCCCAAGTGGGGCGGTGATCGCTGGGAGATAAGGGTTCCCGGCAGTGACAGGGACGAAGAATCCGTGTTGTTTATGACTCTGAACGATCACGAACTGATCGCAAGGGTTTCTGGCAATCCGCTTGCCTTTAAAGCTTACGTCTAGGAGATAACAATGGCTGAAACAATAGAGAAAAAACCAGAGATTGCCGTCAAGGAGTCCCAAGATGGGTCTGCCACGGTGACTTTGCCGGAAGATATGCTGCTTGGTTCTGAAGAAGGCGATGAAAATGTCGAGGTAACAGAACAAGCGGAGGGTGGGACGGTTGCGGAAGAAGATAACGACCATCCCAATGACAATGACGAACTGAGGCAAGCCAAGAGGAATCGTCGCAGGGCCAAAAAAGACCTGATTCGCACCACAAATCAGGAAAAAGATGCTCGTTTGACGGCTCTTCAGCGTGAAAACGAGGATTTTAGGCGGCGATTGGGTCAAGTTGAGCGTAATACCAAGGCAGAACACGTTACTCGCATCGAAAAGAACATAGAAGATGCTCAAGTACGCCTTGAATACGCAAAAATGAAGCTTGCGGAGGCCACTGACAACAATGATGGTCAGGCTATGGTTGAGGCTCAGACTCTGTGGCAGAGCGCCCATGAGGATGTGCGGAACCTGAACTATCAGCACAATCAGGCCAATCAAGACTTAAAGAAGCCGCAGGAAGAATCCTCAACGGTTGATCCTGAAGTCCAGCGGATGGCTTCCAAGTGGGTAAATACCCATAAATGGTACGACCCTTCTGGAACTGACAAGGACAGCAGGATCGCCAAGAAGGTTGATGAGTTGATGACGACTCAGGGCTGGAACCCCTCCGATTCTGATTATTGGGAGGAATTGGATAGCCGCTTGCAAAAAGAGTTGCCACATCGCTACAATGATGGTAGTGAGAAAGATGTCCGTAGTGAAAGACGACCGAGGAATATTGTGGGAAGTGCTGGACGCGAATCTTCTACATCTTATGGCGGTTCTAATCGTCAGGTGATTTTGTCACCCGAAAGAGTTCGGATGATGAAGGAATCTGGGGCTTGGGAAAATCCCGTTCGTAAGCAGAAGCAGATTGAAGCGTACATAAAATATGACCGTGAAAACGGTCGTCACAATTAATCTAAGGGGAAAACATTATGGAATCTCGTCTCAAGAAATCTCTCAGTGCTGGTGGACGCGAAGATCGCGCAAGCGAGGATGCAAGCCGTTCAGCACCGGAAGAAAAGTTCATTTCTACGCAGGAACGTCGCAGGATGTGGAGCGAGGAATGGACGCAATCAGCATTGCCGAAACTGCCCGATATGAATGGGTGGCACCTTTGCTGGCTTTCAACAACCAACAGCTACGACAGCATCGATAAGCGGATTCGCCTAGGGTACGTTCCAGTTAAGTCTGAAGAGTTACCCGGATATGAAGATTATCGCGTGAAGGCCGGAGAACATGTTGGCTATGTTTCATGCAATGAGATGTTGTTGTTCAAGTTGCCTATGGACATCTTCCAAGAAATCATGACCTATCAGCATCACGATAAGCCGCGTGAAGAGGCTGAGAAGATCAGGGTTCAGGTCGAGAATCTACAAGGTCAGCGAGACAGCAATGGCAAATCGCTTGTAAATGTTGAGGGCGAAGGTATTGGCAGTATTGAAAAGCAACCAAACCGTACCCCCGTATTTGCGGGATAACCAAGGAGATTTGATATGTCTGCAACAAATGCTCCGTTTGGCTTGCGCCCTGCGTTCCATCCCTCTGGTCTGGATCGCGCTCAGGCGCTTGCTGGCGGCATACCTTCGGCTTACAACACCGATATCTTTAAGAATCAGCCGGTTCGTTATCAAACCACTGCTATTGGCGGCACTCTGGGAACGATTCTCCCGGCGACCACCTCTGGTGCTTGGGTTGGTGGCTTTGCTGGTGTGCAGTGGACGGATACCACGGGTCGTGCGCGTGTATCTAACTACTGGCCTGCAAACACTGCGTATACCGCAGGAACGTGCGTTGCTTACTTCTACAACGATCAAAACATCGTTTATGAAATTCAAGCAGATGCCACGATGGCTCAAACCACTATTGGGAATGAGTACAACTTTAGCGCCGTGACTGGTGGCTCTACTACTACTGGCTTGTCGTCTTGCACTCTTGGTGCATCGACTGCTGTTGGTAGCGGTGTTCAAGGTCAGATGCGTGTAGTTGATATTGCTCCCTATGTGGACAATGCTTGGGGTGATGCGTACACAATCGTTCGCGTCGTATGTGCTAACTCGCAATTCTTCGGTGCTGTCACCGCTATTGCTTAATAAAGGGGGCTGAAAATGGCTGCGCCGATGAGAAGTACAGACTTCCGTTCAATTGTTGAACCCATTCTTAACGAATGTTTTGACGGAGTTTACGACCAACGTGCCGATGAGTGGAGCCGAGTGTTCCGCGAAGAAGACGGCATTCCCCGCAACTATCACGAAGAGCCTGTCCTGTACGGATTTGGTGCTGCACCGCAACTGCCTGACGGCACTCCGGTAACGTACCAACAAGGTGGTGTTCTCTTCCTCAAGCGTTACCTGTACAAGGTATATGGTCTGGCTTTTGCCTTGACCAAAGTGCTGGTGGAAGACGGAGACCATATCCGAATTGGTCAAGTTTATGCACGACATCTGGCTCAATCTTTGGTGGAAACCAAAGAACTGCTGAGTGCCAACGTGCTGAACACGGCTTTTAACAGTGCCTACCCCGGTGGAGATGGAGTGCCGTTGATCAGCACTGCACACCCCATCGTGAATGGCACGTTCAGCAACCAGTTGACCACTGCGGCTAACCTGTCGCAAACGTCGCTTGAACAGATGCTTATTCAAGTGCGTCAAGCGGTGGACAACAACGGCAAGAGGATTCGTTTGGTTCCGCGTCAGTTGATCGTGGCTCCGGGCAACATCTTCCAAGCTGAAGTGCTGCTGAAGAGTGTTCTCCGCGCAGGCAACGCAAACAACGACATCAACCCTGTCAAGTCGATTGGCTTGCTGGATGAGGGTGCTGCTGTTCTGTCGCGTCTGACTTCCTCGACCGCTTTTTGGGTACAGACTGATGCACCGGAAGGCTTCAAGCTTCTGATGCGTCGTCGTCTTGAGAAGACAATGGAAGGTGATTTTGAGACCGACAGCATGCGCTATAAGGCAACCGAGCGGTACGATGTGGGCTTTACTGACCCTCGCGCTGCTTACGGTACGCCGGGAGTCTAGTAAGTAACTGGGAGCCAAGAATCCGGCAATCAAGGTGAGCGTGGACAGGAACGATAAGCCCGTTGCCACGCATCTTGGCTCCCACCCTTTTTTAATGTATTCGTCAAGCTTTTCAAGGAGAAGACGAAATGCCTCAATTTAGTGATGATCTGTTTTTAGGTGCTGCCCTTACCGTTCAAGGTATGGATGCATACCCTGCTGTTTCAACTTTTACTGGTTCAATTGCTACCACCACGTTGACTGTCACCGCAATGCTTTCTGGTGACAATATTGTTGTGGGTATGTTTATTGACAGTTCAACGTCCCTCACCAATGGAACTTACATTACCGCTTTTGGCACTGGTTCTGGTGGTATAGGCACTTACACTGTAAGCGCCTCACAAACTGTAGCAAGCGCCACAATTATTGGTTCTGGTAATGCGTTGTTGCAAAACCCGTCGCCAATGAGCGTAGGTGTTGGACCGTTGGGTCGTCTTTATGTTTGGGACGCTGTTCCTCAAGCAAAACTGACCACCAACATTGTTGCCGCTGTAATCACTACTGCTACCACGCTTACGCTTGCCGCAGGCGCTGGTGTTACATCCGCTACGATTGTAGGCGGCGTAACAGGGTTGCAGCTTGATTGCCCTCGCGCTGTTTCTACTACCACAGGTGCTGGTACTCCAACCTCTGTGAACATTACTGTTTCTGGTTACGACTACTACGGTCAAGCCATGAGCGAGGTAATTGCAACAGGAACGGTGGCATCTACTACCGTCAATGGAAAGAAAGCCTTTTATCAAATTTCCAGTGTTGTTTCTTCTGGTGCAAGCGTCGTAACTGTTGCAGTTGGTACGACAGACATCTTGGGTGCACCGTTGCGTATTACTGATCGAGGTTACGTTGCCCGTGCTGGTTGGGATAACACCTTGGCTGAAGATGCTGGCACTATGACTGTTGCCGCCACTGCTACAGCAACCACCACAACTGGTGATGTGCGGGGCACTTATCTGCCCTCATCGGCGGCGGATGGTACCAAACGTCTTGTGATGGGAATAGCCCTGCCAGCAATTGCAGCAGGCCCGAACGCAACCCGCGTTGGTGCGCTTGGCGTAACGCAAGCTTAAAGGAGCCAGACATGGGACAGTTTAAACCGATGGTGAAAATGGAGACCACCGAGCCTTCAGTTATTCTGAAGCTTAAAAAAGGTGGGAAAGTAAACCGCATGGTTTCAATGACTAGCGGTCACAAGGCAATGGCTGGGAAAAATATCTTTTCGGCATCAGAACAAGGTATGGCTCCTAAAAAGCCTTCCATGTCTGCTCGTCGTAAAGCTATGAACCCGCAGATGTATGCCAAGGGTGGCAATGTTGCCCATAAGATGGGTGGAGGTGGAATGGGTATGCCTCCTGCTATGCCTCCTGCTATGCCTGCCCGTATGCCTCAACCTATGGCCCCTATGGGTCGTCAAGCTGCTATGGGGATGCCTGCTGATGCCCGTGCTGCGCGGATGATGGCACTGCGTAAGGCGATTAGCGGCATGAAGAAGGGTGGAAGTGCTGATTCTAAGTGCGCTGCTCTTGAGCGGGAACTGAAGCATCATGAATCCATGCCTGCTTCAAAGGCGCACAACAAAGCCTCTGGTGGAACAATTAAAGGTAACGCAAATAAATTTGCAAATACCAAGGTTGATGACGGTGATAAGCATGACAGTGCCAAAGGTACGGGTAGTGTGCAAAATGGTAAGCCAGCGGGTTACAAGCTTGGTGGAACCATTGAAGGCAATGCAGGCAAGTATGCCAACACCAAAGTGGTTGATGGTGAACGCCATGATTCTGCCAGTGGTACTGGTGGTGTTCGCATGGGCAATGCTGGTGGCTTCAAGAAGGGTGGCAATGTTTCTGATTGGGAAAACCGCCCTGCCAATACCACTCCTCGCGGCAAGTCAAATACCAGCACTGGCAATGTAAAGCTTGGTGCGGGTGGATACAAGATGGGTGGTGCCGCAAAAAAAGCCTACGCCACGGGCGGTAATGTTGTCGATGATGGTAAGGCAGTAAAAATGCCTAGTCATTCCGTCAGCAAGCCCGTGGCGAACAGCATGCAGTCTGGAACCTTTGCAAAGGGTGGGAATGTAAAACGGTTTGAGGATGGTGGGAGCGACAAACAAGCCCAAATGAATCAAAAGGGTGTGGATGCAACTAAGAAATTTGAAACATCCGACAATAAATCGCTGCGGGAATATACCAATCCGATGCGAATTATTCAGCCCGTTATTGATAAATTTTTCCCATCTAAACCTGCTGCTGGGGCTGTAACCAAGACCAAAGAATCGGTCACGGTAAGCCCAAAACGTAATGGTGGTAGTGCAAAGTATGCCAAGGGTGGTGATGTCAATTGGACTAAACTGAATCCTACGTTGAAAGATAAATATAACAGGGTCAATGAACCTGCTTATTCTTCTTCTGCTGTAGACAAATCCATTGATTCGTCCAATCGTTCTGGTCGTAAGATTGGTTCATCTGAGGCAAGCAGCATCCACAGGCTCCTAAAAGGGCGCTCATAAGTGTAGACAAGGTGGGGGCTTCGGCCCCTGCTTTTTAGGAGAGATTTATGACTATTACGGCTACATCACAAACATTGTTTGATGGTGAAAGAGTTGCCATCATGAAGTTTTATGCGTCAATGAGTACGACTGAGAATGAGTCTGCTGTTGCTAAGGTAACCCCATCTTCTCTGTTGCCATCAAATGCAGGCGGCGCTTGCGATGCTGTGAGCATTACCAAGGTCACCGCTTTAACGCACGGTCTTGAGGTGCAAATGAACTGGGTGGCAACAACTCCAGTTGTTATTCAGACAATACCTCCAAACAATTCTTACACGCAAGATTATTCTGCTATTGGTGGTTTGACAAACAATTCAGGCTCAGGAAAGACTGGAGTCATTTCTTTTACTACGCTTGATGGTAGTGCTGGTGATGCATACACGGTTGTGTTGGAGATGGTAAAACATTACGTCAACCCGTTGGGTTAATAATGCCTAGCAAATCACCGGCACAACATCGTTTGATGGAAGCTGCTGCCCATACTAAAGGTGGGTTTGGTGGCGTACCGCAAAAGGTTGGCAAAGAGTTTGCAAAGGCTGACGAGGGTAAAAAGCTTGCCAAGGGTGGAGTATCTCTTGCCATTGGTAGGGGTGAGAAGCTGTCTGTGGATCGCGGAGCAGGACTCACGCAAAAAGGCAGGGATAAGTACAACCGCGAGACTGGCAGCAACCTGAAGGCTCCACAGCCGCAGGGTGGGCCTCGTAAAGACAGCTTCTGCGCGAGGATGTCTGGTGTGGTTAAGCATGCGTCTGGTGACGCTCCAAGGGCGAAGGCTTCCCTCAAACGCTGGAACTGTCCGGGCTGGTAAGGGATAAAAATGTCATACAGCGGAACCGTTGGGCAAACAGTTGTATCGGTGCAGAAATTCATCGATCAAGGCGCTCGTATGGCTGGCAAGTTGGCTGAAGAATTGACTGTTGAACAGGTTCAATCAGCGAAACAATCTCTGTTTTTCATTCTCAGCAACTTAATTAATCAAGGCATCAATTACTGGTGTATCAGTAAGAAGGTGTACGGCATGAATGCCAATCAGTTTCAATACTTGTTGCCGGTTGGCGGGAATGATGTTCTGAATGCGTTGTATCGGACGCTTAACAGGCCAACTTCGACTGGTTATATTGGGTCTTCTGGCAATGTTGGTCTGGCGTTTGACAACAATATTCTGACATCTGACACGCAAACAGCACCCAATGGATATATTGGAGTCAATTACGGAACCAGCAATCCGATATACGCAGGCTCAATAGGCATTCTCCCAGCGACCTCTGGATCGTTCCATATCCTTTTGGAGTGGTCAAATGACGGTACGACATGGAATTTATTGCAGGACACTGGCGTAACCACATGGGTATCTGGTCAGTGGCTGTGGTACGACATTGATCCGGGTCAAAGCTGCCAGTATTACCGCATGAGAGAGACTGGCGGTAATACGTTGAATGTTGCTGAGTTCTATGTTGGAAACAATTCAACTGAAATCACGATGGCAAGGTTGAATCGTGACGACTACACAAACTTGCCAAACAAGAACTTTACTGCAAATCAACCATTCCAGTTTTGGTTCAACAGGACTATTCCGCAAGCAACCATTACCCTTTGGCCTACTCCATCCGATCCTTTTGTGCAGATGGTGGTGTGGTACTCGCGGCAGGTAATGGATGTTGGTGACCTGTATGGCGAACTGGAGATACCGCAATATTTCTACCAAGCGATCCAGTGCATGCTGGCGCATCAGATGGCTTTGATATTGCCGGGAGTTGATCTTCCGAGGATTCAGTATTTGGAATTGCAGGCTGATAAGTACTTTACAATGGCTGAGAATGAAAATAGGGATAAAAGCCCTATTTACTTTGCTCCAAATATTTCTGTATACACAAGGTAAGAATGCCTCGTTTTTTAAATACAGAAGGCAATGCAGTAATTGCGATCTTCATCTGCGACAGGTGCAAGATGAAAAGGGCAATTATTGAAGCTATGCCAGACCCAAACTTTCCGGGTCTGAAGGTGTGTCAGCAAGGATGTGCGGATCAAAAAGACCCATATCGTTTGCCTGCGAGGCAGACGGAAAGGATTACTTTGCAATTTCCAAGACCTGATGTCAGTGTTGCTGTTGATCCAAACGATATCCTTACGCAGCCTTATGGTGGCGAGGTTTTGAGTACAGAACAGAGCGGTCAGACCCCGTCGCAAAACGGCAATCAACAAATTATTGGATTGCAGCCATGACGCAAGTATCAATTACCCAGCTACCGCAGGCGCAGGCAATAACGGGTACGGAATCTGTCCCTATTGTTCAGAATGGTGTGACTGTACAGACCACCACAGGGGCTATATCAGGTGCTGGTGCGCTCAATTACCCGTTTGTGACGGTTAGTTCGGCAGCAGGCTTGACGCAAGCCAGATACATGGCTGCTGGGTCTGGATTGTCGCTGACCGATAATGGGGCTGGCAGTACGCTGCAAATCAACCTGACGGGTGCTGCCCAGTCCCTGAACTCAAGTGGCAATGGGATTCAGGTCAAAACAGGCTTAAATACTCTCAGCAACGTGTCTGTGGGGGTGGGAGCGGGATTAAGTGTTGCCAATGCAGACGGTACAACAGGAAACCCAACTGTAAGCCTAGGATCGTTCCTACAGCAGTTCGTGTCGCTTACAGGCACTGGCATGTTGGCGATCCAAAGCGGGTCTGTTGCCAAGGTCAATATTCTACCTACTGCCAACCAAATTAATGTTACCAATGGGAATGGTGCTGGGGATGTCACGCTGGCTATATCCAATAACCCAATAATCCCCGGTGTTGCTGGGATGGTTCTTCCGGTTGGCACTACTGGCGACAGGTCTGTTTCTCCAGCGATTGGGACTATTCGTTACAGCACCTCGCTTGCAAACTTTGAGGGCTACACGGTATCTGGCTGGGGAACGATTGTTGCGGGTTCTGCTGTAACGCTTATAAATACCGGCACGGGTCTTACGGGTGGGCCAATAACCTCCAGCGGCACCATATCCATTGACAGCACTGTTGTCACCCTGACTGGTACGCAGACGCTGACCAACAAGACCCTAACCAGCCCAGTTTTAACGACTCCGGCTTTGGGGACTCCAGCATCTGGAGTGATGACCAACGTAACGGGTCTTCCTTTGACGACTGGAGTTACTGGGAATCTTCCTGTAACCAATCTGAATAGCGGGACATCTGCTTCAGCAACTACTTTCTGGCGGGGTGATGGAACTTGGGCTACGCCCCCTGATGTCGATACTGGCATTACGCAACTGACGGGTGGTGTGACCGCTGGGCCGGGGAACGGTAGCCAAGTTGCTACGGTAGTAACGAACGCCAATCTGACGGGCGAAGTAACCTCAGTTGGCAATGCTGCAACCGTACCAAACGCTACGGTTATCGGGAAGGTTCTGACTGGTTATACCTCTGGCGCTGGAACCGTAGCGGCTACAGATTCAATCCTTCAAGCAATTCAAAAGCTAAATGGTAATGATGCTACCAACGCCAACCTAACAGGTCCGATTACATCAGTTGGGAATGCAACTTCGGTAGCTGCCCAGACTGGAACAGGCAGCACGTTTGTGATGCAGGCCAGCCCTACGTTGACCACGCCAAATATTGGTACACCTTCTGCTGGTGTATTGACAAATGCTACTGGCTTGCCTCTTACAACCGGGGTGACAGGAAATCTGCCAGCCACCAACTTAAACTCTGGCACAAATGCGTCTGCTACAACCTTTTGGCGTGGAGATGCAACTTGGGCTACCCCACCTGATGTGGACACCGGCATCACCCAACTGACCGGAATGGTTACTGCTGGGCCGGGTAATGGCAGTCAGGTTGCTTCACTTGGATCATTTAGTTCAGCCAACTTAGCAACGGCGTTGACAGATGAGACTGGAACTGGAGTTGTTGTATTTTCAACTTCGCCTGTTCTGACAACTCCAAACCTAGGAACGCCCTCTGCTGGTGTAGTCACTAACCTTACCGGCACCGCCTCGATCAACATCAACGGTACGGTAGGAGCAACGACAGCCAATACAGGTGCGTTCACGACCCTGACGGCTACTCTAGACTCGACGTTCTCATCGACTGGTGCATTGACGATCAGCAAGGGGACGACTGCCCAGCAGCCAACTCCCGTGACTGGGATGCTTCGTTACAACACAAGTATCAGCCAGTTTGAGGGATATAGCGGAGCAAGTCCTGCTTGGAATCCTGTTGGTGGGGCAACTCTTTCAAACGATACGGCTACCGCAACCAACCTGTACCCGTTGTTTGCAAGCGCCACCAGCGGTACTGCGACCACTGTCTATACGTCAAACGCCAAGCTTCTGTACAAGCCATCCACGGGTGAGTTGGCAGCAACGGTATTGAACGCATCCAATGGATTGGTTGTGAATAGCCAGACGGTTGCGACAAGCTACACGGTTGCTACGGGTAATTCAGCGGCGAGTGTGGGGCCGATCACAATATCTGGTGGAGTTGTTGTCACCCTGTCTGGTACTGCCAGATGGGTGGTTTCTTAAGGATTAAATATGGCTCAGTCTAATTTCACGCCACTTGTTCCATATAACTCAATAACGTCGGGGGCTGCGCCTTCTGCTGGGAATATGTTGCTTGGTGAGATAGCGGTCAATGTCACTGACAAGATTCTCTATACTAAGAACAACAGTGGAGTTGTTGTAGCAATAAGCGGAGGCGCAACGGGTGGTGGTGGTGATCAGGTGTTTGTGCAGAATAAATTGATTGTGACCACCAGCTATACCTTACCTACTGGGTTCTCAGCCGCTTCAGTTGGGCCGATTACGATCAACAGTGGTGTGGTAGTGACAGTCCCCGGCGGCTACCGCTGGGTCATCTTGTAAAGGAACATAGATATGGGATCAGTAGTTCTAGCAGGAGCAACAAGCGGATCGACCACGCTCACGCCAACGGATGCAGTCACGGCGACGATCACGCTGCCGAGTGCTACGGCGACTTTGGCTACGCTGGGGGCGAACACTTTTACCGGGAAGATAACAGCTACCGCCGCTGGTATTGATGTGCCCACGAGTGCATTGGGGACTTGTTACTCCAGCACTTACACCCCATCAATTACCAATGCGGCTAACACAACACAGACAACCGCTGTTCTTTGTCGTTACACAAGGGTTGGAAATATAGTCACCGTTTATGGGATGTTAAACCTAGCGGTAAATGTCATTGGATCAGGAGTTAGTTTTGAAGTTAGTTTGCCCGTCTCGTCTAACCTAACAAATGCAAATGAGGATTTATCAGGGGTTGGGGCTGCTTACCCATCAGGAGCGGCATCAGAGACATATAGGGCGTTAGCCGAAACAACAAACGATACCGCTAGTTTTAGTGGCTTGGGTTTTAATAGTAACAATCACGGCGTTGGTTTTACCTTTAGTTACATAGTCAAGTAGGAGCCCCCCACATGTCACTCACTCTTGATGGTACGGCTGGGGTAACTGGGCCAGCAACAAAGGTCATTGTAGGCACAACGACGAACGACTCTGCTACGGCTGGGTATGTGGGGGAAGTTATTACTTCCTCGGTTGTGGTTGGCAGTGCGGTTTCGCTTACTGATGCCACAGGCGCGTTTACAGGAAAAACAATTACCAGCATTTCTCTTACTGCCGGTGATTGGGACGTATACGGAATAGTTGGAATTAACATGGCGCCAACAACCAAATTTACCGCTATTGCTGGTGGTATAAATACAGTAACCGACACCTTAAACTCACTATATGAAGAAGAAACCCGATTTTCATATGGGGCGGCTGGGTTAGTTCCAGCCAATGTAATCTCATTTACGTTCCCAACGACAAGAGTGTCAATTGCGTCTACTACCACCTACTACCTGATTGGATACGCTTCGTTTTCAATATCTACAGCAACAGCATTCGGACGGATTACAGCAAGGAGGGTTAGATAATGGCCTCAACAATCAACGCATCGACCTCTGCTGGGGTCGTAACAACTGCCGACACATCCGGCAACCTTAACATTCAGAGTAACGGAGTTACGGTATTTGGGGTAACCGCAAACGGTATTGTTGCTCCAACTTTTGGTGTTGGGACGGTTGTTTATAGTAACGTCATCACAGCAACAGTTACTGGATCAAATGCTACAACCACGTTCACTGACACAGGTGCTTCGCTTTCTTTGGTGGCTGGCACTTATATTGTTCAGTGTAGCGCAACTATTCTTATTGGCGGCGCGACGGGTACTTATCCAGTGGGTGCTATACCTACATTGCTATTTACAGATTCTTCCAATACGAGTTTTGGTGGAAATTATGCTGGCTTTGCAAACGCAACAACACCAAATATCTTTGCTTCTACCTCAATTAATCTTATTTTGGTTGTATCTACAACAACAACCTACAAGACCAGATTTGGTTGGTTTGACAACAGTGGATCATCCAGCGTTACACAAGACGTTTTATTGGCTGGCACATACCAGCCACACAGAATAATTGCAACAAGAATTGCATAGGGAAACCAAAATGATCTGGCTCATTGCATTCCTCACCAAGAACGCCGCACTGGAGGCAAAGTGATCAAACTGGAACTTGATGTCAACGAAGTGAACGTAATGCTTAACGCTTTAGGCCAGATGCCTTTTGTACAGGTGCAAGCATTGATTATGAAGATTCAAGGTCAGGCCACGCCTCAAGTGCAAGAAGAAAACAAGGTGTAATTTTGGCGACAGTAAATGAAGTTGACCTAAAAATTGACGCACACGTTGACAAGTGCGAGGTTCGGTATCAAGCCATTCAAGTAGAGATGAGGTCAGTTAATGCTCGCTTGAAGAGGATTGAACAAACTGGCCTTGCAGTTGCTGGCGGTGCATTTACCACGGGCCTAGCAATCATCATGCTGTTAATTCAAATCGTTGTAAAAGTTTAAAGGAGAATGATTATGGGTTGGCTTAAAAAACGTTTTGGAGAACCTTCTACGATGGCAGGGCTGGGCGTGATCTTCATGGTTGCAACACCCTTCATACCCCCTCAGTACCAACTGCTTGCTCAAGGTGTAGCTGCTGCGCTGGGTCTTGGTGGTGCGGTCAAGGCTGATCCGGGAAATAAATAATGAGTGATCCGTGGAAGCATCGTAGCGAGGGAATGAAATGTAAAACTTGCATGTGGTTTGTGCCAAAGATAAAAACAGACGCTGAAAACCCTGTTTACGATCTTGGTAGATGCCGCCGACACGCCCCAACCATGAATGGCTACCCAACGGTATTTGTAAATGATTGGTGCGGGGATCACAAACTGGACGAGAATAAAATCTGATGCAACTCAGCCCACACTTCACCCTTGCAGAGTTGACAATAACTGAGCATCGTTTGCTGGACAACACTCCAGACGATGCGGTTATTGCCAACCTGACTCGCTTGGCTAAATTCCTTGAAAGCGTTAAAGCAATGCTGGGATTTAAGCCAATACTGGTGAGTTCTGGGTATCGGTCTGTGGCTGTAAATGCGTCGGTTGGCGGGAGTTCAATGAGCCAGCATGTGGTTGGGTGCGCGGCTGACTTCAGAGTCCCCGGCATGACCCCCGATGAGGTGGTACGCAAGATTGTTGAATCGCAGCTTAAATACGATCAGGTAATACGGGAGTTCAATAGCTGGACGCATATATCAATTCCAACATTGGAATATACTTCTCCTAGAAAACAAGCACTTATTATTGACAAAACTGGCACCAGACCCTTTGCTTAGGACTTGATTAATGTCAACGATTCCATCATGGGTTTTGACCTATGACAGCCTAACGTCTATGACGCTTCAGTATTTGGAGCGCAAAGATATGTCTGTCGTCAATGCTATTCCAACCTTTATTTCTTTGGCTGAGTTTGAAATAGCCCAAGAAATCAAGACACTTGGACAGCTTCAGATTGTGAATGCTACTACCACAATTGGCAATCCGATACTAGAAAAGCCTGCACGGTGGAGGAAGACGGTAAGCATGAACATTACTGTCAACGGTGAAGCAAGACCAGTGCTGTTGAGAAAGTACGAATACTTAATTAATTACTGGCCTGACAACACCAAAAAGGACGTTCCGCAATATTACGCGGATACTGACTGGGAGCATTGGTATTTGGCTCCTACTCCTGATGCGGCGTACAACTTTGGTGTTCTTTACTATGAGCGGATTGCTCCATTGAGTTCTACCAACCAGACCAATTGGCTCACTCAGAATGCACCAAATGCCATGTTATTTGGAACATTGTTGCAGGCAATGCCATTCTTGAAGAATGACCAGCGTCAGATTTTCCAACAAAAGTACACCGAGGCTCTCCAGTCCCTGAAGGCAGAGGATGTGGCGCGTGTTGGTGACCGTCAAGCCGTCGCTGTGGATTCCTAATCATGACTTCATATGTAAATCCCTACACCGGACAGACAATCAGCCCATCGCAAGTTGGGTATATAAAGCTGACCATCAGTGCCAATACAACTCTTGAGTGGCCTATAAATGGCAACACGACAAGTGTTGTAGCCAACATCATTGAGGTAATTGCTTCGGTTGCTAGTCTTAACTTGGTTATGCCACCGGCAACACAAGTATCAGTTGGTCAATCAACTTTGATCAACAATATTGGGGCCAATGCATTTACGGTTACCGATAGTGGTGGGAATACCATTGTCAGCATTTCATCTGGCATATCCCAATATGTTTATGTTACCAGCAACGCTACAGTCAATGGGACTTGGGATGTAGTCCAGTTTGGAGCGGGTACTTCTGCTGCAAACGCTGCAACCCTTGCTGGTTTTGGTCTTAAAGCCATCAGCACGACGCTTAATACCAACACTCTGGTATCCACATTTTCTTCCAACTATACATTTACGAGCAATGACAGATCGTCAATGTATGCATGGACTGGTGGTGCAGGCACTGCGATATTGCCGTCAGCGGTTGGTGTTGGTTCAGGCTTCTATATTGTTCTCAAGAATAACGGTACTGGAATTTTAAGTATTGCTTTGACTGGAACAGACACTATTGATGGTAATGCCAGCGCACAGCTTCAGCTTGCTGAATCATTTGTTGTTGTGTCAAATGGAACCAATTGGTACAGCTATGCGTATGGTCGTTCGGCTACGTTCTTTTATACCCAACTGACCAAGAACGTCACTGGTGGAACGGTTACCCTCACCTCTGTCGAAGCTGCCAATACGATTCAAGCTTATCAGGGTGTTTTAACATCCAACTGTATTGTTGTTCTTCCATCGACTGTGCAGTTATATTCTTTGCAAAACAACACAACTGGCGCTTTCTCTCTGACGTTTAAAACTGCTGGTATTGGTACGACTGTTGTCTTGGCTCAAGGTCAGACGATCATTGCCATTTGCGATGGCACCAACGTCTATAACGCTCAGACAGCAACGTCATCTTTTATCTCTGCACTGACGATTGGGAATGGCTCTGCTGCTGCTCCATCACTGTCATTTTCTGGGGATGCCACAACTGGTCTATACCTACCTGCTAGTGGTCAGCTAGGGTTCACTGTTAGTGGTGTGAACAGGGCAACTCTTACATCTAGTGGATTGGCTGTTCCTGCTGGTATTAGTGGTGGCTCATTTTGATGGGGTGTTGCTTTGACAGCTAAAGTCGTCACGCTACAAGTAGGGCCGGGGATTCAACGGGATAGCACTCAACTGTCATCCACTTCTTATGTAGATGGCAAATGGGTGCGTTTCCAATATGGTCGTCCTAGGAAGATTGCTGGGTACAACGGTGCATTCCTGAATGCGGCTGGGATAAGCCGTGGCATGATTATGAGTTCAGACAATGGCATTAATTATGTCATCTCTGGCTACAGTGATGGTCTCCAGCAGTGGACTACTGATGATGATGATGCCATAGGTTCTGGGCCTACAGACATTGAACCAAATGGTGCTGTTGCTTCAGTCACCATTACCAATCAGGGTTCTGGTTATGTCAATGCAACCTATACATCGGTGCCGATTAATTCTACTTCAGGAACTGGATGTTTGGCTACGGTTGTCGTACTCAGCAATCTGGTGAGTAGCGTTACCATAACCTCCGGTGGTTCTGCATATGTCCACAATAAAGCGGTCACTATACTAACTGCTGATATAGGTGGTGGTGCTGGTGCAGGATTTGCTGGGTATGTAGCGTCTTTGTCAACCTACAATCCTAATGCAAATACCTTGTGGCAGATGGACATTGGTTATGACGCTCTTGGGAATGGTCAGAACAACCTGATAGCGCATCCGGGTCAGAACCTAAATGACATTTCATCCACCGTAAATACAAATGTTATGTATGGCCCATTTACTGGGACATCAATGAGTCCTGTTGGTCTTTTTACAGCAACAGGAACAACTACGAATGCATCGACCAGCGTAACTTTTGCTACGACTATAGCGGCTATAGGTGCTGGTGTTTCTATTTCAGGTGTTGGCATTCCTTCTGGGACGACTGTCGTATCAGCCTCTTTGGTGGCTACTGTATGGACTGCTGTCATTAGCGCAGCAGCTACTGCAAGTGGAACGGTTACTCTGACGTTTGACAACAATGTTCAAGTATCAGGTGGAGTTGTAATGCTCTTCCCTTATTTGTTTGTGTATGGGAACAATGGGCTGATCAAGAATTGTTCTGCTGGTGATTTCAACAACTGGACATCGTCTGATTCAAACGAAAACAACGTATCTTCTACAAAGGTCATCAAGGGATTGCCTTTGCGGGGAGGTACGACTTCTCCTGCTGGATTGTTTTGGACACTAGATTCTGTTGTGCGGGTCACATACGCACCTACTAGCGTTGGGAACCAGACCTTTTATTGGAAGTATGACCTGATCACACAGCAGTCATCGATCATGTCTTCGCAGTGCGTGATTGAATATGATGGATTGTTCTATTGGGCTGGTAGTGATCGATTCCTGATGTACAACGGTGTTGTTCAAGAAGTACCAAATACCCAGAACTTCAATTATTTCTTTGACAACCTGAACTACGCGCAACGGCAAAAAGTATGGGTGAGCAAGGTTCCTCGTTTTGGTGAAATCTGGTGGTTCTTCCCAAGCGGGACTTCTACGGAGTGCAACGATGCAATCATTTACAACATCCGTGAAAAGTGCTGGTATGACGCGGGTCAAGCATTGGGCGCTCGTAGGTCTGCTGGGGTCTTCTCTGAGGTGTTCCGCAGGCCAATTTGGGGAGGTACTGAGCAGAACACGACTGGCAAATATACATTGTGGCAGCATGAAGTAGGAACCAATTCTATCTATACGAACACGGTTAATGCAATTGATTCGTATGTGGAGACCAATGTGGTTGGATCGTGGACAGGGTTGGTTGGGTCTGTGCAGCAACCCGGAGACAACCTGTGGACTCGTATAGAGAGAGTAGAGCCTGACTTTGTCCAAACTGGTGATATGGAAGTGATCATCACTGGAAAGTCATATGCTGATGATGCTGACGATCCTTCCGATCCTTATGTTTTCAATGCCGATACTTTGAAGATTGACATGAAGGAGCAGCGTCGAGAGATGAGGCTCAAATTCAGGAGCAATACCCAGAATGGAGATTACTTCATGGGTAGAGTGCTTCTGAGTGTAGAGACTGGTGATGTTCGTGGAACGGGTAACCCGTGATCACCTACGATCCAAGAGGAATGGAGTGGGATGGCTATTGCAAGCTTATGCAGGAGTTATTTTCTGCAAATCAAATAGGTGGTGTTGAAGAGGAGAATTGGAGAAACTGGGTTGATGGAATGAGTGGCATAGGAATCTTTGGTCAGTCCGGTATTCCAGATCACAGGGTCTATGAAGACTGGAGAGATTGGGCGCAAGCCATGTGCGGCATTATGAACTTACAGTCTTAAGGAATAACAATGGCTCTTCCTACAAACATTCCAAAAGGAGTAAACGTCACCACGGTGCCGGGGCGAACATACTACGATGAGGATAACGCTCAACAAACCACCCCAGAAACCTATACCTACACAGACCAAAGTGGGAATCCGGTCTCCTATACCCCCGCTGCCGTGTCTAGTGGCGATGAAAACGGGTACGGCGCTGGAGAACCACTGGGACCAGACAGATGGACACAGCAGGGCGCGGTGAACGGCTATGATTACGATTTGGGGGGGGCAACTTACGCGTACACACCTTACCTAGCCCCCGACGCCTCTATAGCAGACATGATACGGGCGCGTGGGCCGAGTGGCTACGCCGATCAACTTGGCCCAATGCTTCAAGCGTTAGAGAACGCCAACCCAAACGACACCCTATTTACGCCAGAGACGTTTGATCGAATGAATCAAACTCAGATGGCTAGGTTTAACAACTACGGAACAACTGAAAACTTGACTGACCTTATGAATAAGGCAGTACAGGCCGCTGGCGCACCAGATTATGCTGTCAGCGGTGCGGCGCAGATTGATCAGTCTCCATCAGTTCAAGCCTTTAATCAATCACAAACTGACAGGTGGAATAATCAGCAAAAAGATCCCAGCTTTTTAGAGCAAGCGGGTGATTTTTTGCCGATTGCAACATTGGCTTCAGCAATAATTCCCGGAGGGCAAGTTTTTACCCCTTATTTAGCTGGGGCAAATGCTGCATATCAAGCTAGTCAAGGTAATTATCTTAATGCCGCACTCAGTGCAGCAGGGGCAGCAGGGTCAGCAGGGGCATTCGACGGTGGAGACACATCGTTATTAAACGATATCAATGCCAACCCAACTGGTGCTGGTCAAGGCTCTATTGATTATTCAAATGCTGGATATGACGTTCCAAATGACCCTTATGTTTCACCGGATGCTAGTGGTGCATTACCGGCAGCAACCACTAGTGGGATGAACCCATTAACAACGCAATCTGCGTATGGCGACATGTATGACGTACCTCCTGCTGGAGCGCAATCAGCTACTGGCCCTAAATTATCTTTCAACAACAACATCTACCAACCAGTATTGCAAACGCTTACGGATGCTGGTGTGCCGTGGCAAATTGTTCAAGCATTGCCTTCAGTCATTAATAGTTCTCTGAAGGGTGGTGTGTTGAGCAAGTTGATGGGGGGTAGTTTCCTGACTGGTGCTGAGTTGGGTGCTATTGGCTCTACCATTAGTAATCTTTTGGAATCCAATGGATTCCCTGCATCTCCAAGTTTGATAAAAATGCTTACCAATATGCTTGGCAAGCAATTTGACATGTTTGGAAGTGGTGGAGGAGGAGGTGGTGGAGGTGGTGGTGGAGG